CAGCAATCGCCACAATTTGAATCCATGTGCCAGCAACACCGCCGGTAGTTGTACCGTTCAAGTTGATGAAATCATTGGAAGAACCGTTAGCAGAGAAGGCAACCACAGCGCCAGACGTGTCTGAGTCAATAGACATTACAGCGCCAACGTACAAATCGCTGGAACCAGAAGTTGTACCAATCTTCAAAGAGCTTGTAGAGATGGTAGTAGGAACCCAGATTGTGTAAACAACGCCTTCGTTGTTGGCTGTGCTTGGGTCTTGGCCGGGGCCAGACGTTGTAGAGTTAGTTGAAACATTGATCGCAGGCAGTGTCAATGTTAGTGCAGCGGCTAAAGAGCCACCAACAGAAATGATACGACCGCCATGAGCTTCAGGGCTTAATGTGGTGCTTGTTGTGATGTCAACAACAGCCGCTGGGCCTTGTTGATAAATGCCGCCCAATGAACGAACTGGGCCTTGAAACGTGGTACGTGCCATGATATGTGTCCTTACATACAAGTTAAGTGCATCAGTCTGTATGTCGTCAGCCGGGACTGTCTAATGCACCGGATAAGCCCGGATTAAAAGCAATATACAACAAAAGAAAAGGGGGCACAAGGCCCCCCTTCAAATATTTCCGAAGAAATATTAGGCTCCGGGTGAACCGAAGATACCCAGTGGGTCAGACACGCCAAAGCTGTAACGCTCACGGGCTTTGTAACGAACGTTACCTGTGTCAAAGTCACCGTCCATGCCGGTAGACATGGGGGTACGAACGAAGTGCTTCAAACCGTTAGGCACATCAGTCAACAGGAACCAAGCGTTGGTGTCTGTCAAGTAGTGGTTGATGCAATAGCCTTCAGGGATGGAGCCATTGTTCTTCAACGCGTTGATGTCATTGTCAGCAGTAGAAACACGAAGTTCGGTTTCAAGCAGACGAGTGGCAACGAATTGCAGAGCAGGTGGAATCACCAACTTCTTAGGCTTAGCGGCGATCAACAAGCTACGCTCATCTGTCCAAGCAGCGATCTGAATAACGGCATTCTCAAGAGAAGTCTCGTTCAAATCGGCAGCAGTGGAAGGAGTGTTGCTGTTAGTACCACCAGACACCAAGGGGTGTGCTGTTGAGCACAAAACCACGCCGTCACCGTATGTAGGGCCACCAGTAAAAGCGTTGTTTAGGACGTAAGCGGCCTTAACTTGCTTGGTGTAAGCCATACCACGGGCCAGAGCCTTGGTGTAACGTGAAGACAGGCTGTCATACAAGTTATCTTCCACAGCTTCCTCTGTGATGGCAAAGCCCATCGCAATGGTTTCGTGTGTGTAACGTGCAGTGAAGGCTTCCTGTGCATTGTCATAAGCGATGGCAGAACCCTCGTTTTTGACTGGTGCTTGACCGAAGCCAGACAGCTTTGTCTCTTCTTCAAAAGAACGCTCAGAAGATTCGGTTTCATAAATTTCTTTATGTTCCTCACCATATTTAGCGTACTCCAGACCAAACAAAGCGTTTAAGCCGGGGAGAAGTTCTTTAAGTAGTTGTGCGCGTGAAATTGCCATGGTAATTTACTCCTTACAGGCCAACGTTGTTTAAGAACGAATGGGCACTGGGGTTGAATTTAACCAACACATCAGTATACGCATCGCCGGGAGTGGAAGCAAAGCCCACAATTCGGAAGGCCGCAGCAGTTTGAACCACAGTAGACTCCAAAGCGCTGGTTGAGTTACCAGTCTGGGTTGAACCAGTGCTAGTGCTCTGTACAGCGGCAAAGAAGGTGTTGCTACCCAAAGCAGACTGAGCGGCAGAACCGTCAAGCTGAGCTTGGAAAGTAACAAACGGGTCAGTAATTACGTATGCAGTCACCACGCCGGTTGTGCCGGAGGGATAGTACTGGCCGTAAATCTGTTGACCTTGTGCGTTGATGTAAGAGCAGCCGACGAAAACGCCGATTGCACCTACGTTAGCGCCACCAAGGTTATTGGTAGTGATGTCTGCGCCGGTAGCGGTAGACAGAGCAATATAACCGTCAGCGCCGATGATAACAACTTGTCCGTAGAACAAGTTAGTACCTTCGCCAGCAGGGTCGATCAAGAACTGACTCGTAGCGCCAGCATAGGGCATGCCGTCAATACGATTAATGGGGCGTAGCCCATAGGGTGCAGCAGTTAGTGCCATTTAAAACTCCAAAAAAATTAATTACCTTTTCCGAAAGTGACCGTGGACTTACGTTCTTTAAACATAGGCATCCTCGGATCATTCTCGCGCATGTAAGTGTTGTCTACTGACTGCATTTGTGCTTCCGCTTGATTGCGATAGTACGCATTGCGTTGTTCAGTAAATTCCACAGGTGTTTTACAAAGCAACAAACCGCCCACTTCAACGCAATCTGGAAACTTGGCATTGCTGTCAGAACCAAATAAACGAATCTCAGGGTGGTCAGAAGCCTTAACAGGTTCCCAGCCTTCGCGTAACTTTCCAGAAATGTTAGTGGCGTCGTCTTTACCTAACGATGCGATCCTGACCCAGCGATATGCATAACCAGCTTCCGGTTTAGGATCTGGCAGAAGTTGCGGGGGCATCCAATGTTTTGGGCGCTCCAGCGTTTCGCGTGTATCAAGTTCGCGTGTCAAACGGTTAGTTTTTTCCATTTTCATTTCCTCATTTCTTCAGCAACCTTACGGGCGTACAGTTCCAATGGAACTCCCAACCGCTTGGCGAGATTCACCTGTGTCTGTGTAAGCACGATCTTTTTAGGCGCTGTGCTACGGGTTGCAGGTGCAACAACGTTGGATTTAGTGCGTTGAGGTTTCGCATCAACGGACTCTTCGGCTCCAAACTGATCCGAGAATCTTTCCCTAATGTCAGCGTTAATACGTCGATAGTATTCGTCGCTGCCACTTGGTATTCCTTCACCTACCAAATCTTCATGTAAGCCTAGAGCATAGGCTGTCATGCGTTTGTTGCTTCCAAACCACTGATTTTGGTCTTGCCATGCAAGTAGTTTTTCATCAACAGGAGCAGCTCTGGTGGGCTGTTGAGCGATTTGTACAGGAGTTTCTTCTTCCTGTAAAGGGGTTGGTTTGAAATTATTTACCTTATCTGCGCGAATCTTTGCGGTAGTGAGGGCTTCCTGCGCCTCAACTAACCTATCAGAATCACCAGATTCGTAAGCTTCTTTGTACATACGCTTAGCAGCTTCGACCTCGTTAGAGACCACACGCTTAGCCTGTTCGAGAAGAGCCGTCTGGTTCTGGTTAACAGAACCCTTGAGTTTCTTGTTCTCCTCAAGCACGGAGTGCGCTAAACGAATAGCTTCGTTTTTCTCACGTTCAGCTGTCTCTTTTGCGCGACGCTCTTCGTGATAACCCTTAGTAAAGTGCTTAATGCGCTTCTGTACACCCTCATCGTACTTTGTCAGCTCATCTTCAGCAAACTCTCTAGGGGGTTCAGTCATAGGCTTGCGCCCACGATCTTCTTCTGGGGTATCGTCTATAACTTCAATCTCAGGCTCACTTTCGCCTTCGACTTCAAAGTCGACTTTTTCCTCAGCCTTAGCATTTTTGCTTCCGACTTCATCGGGGAACTTAAATTCTTCTGTAGCCATGGTTTACTCCTTAGTTAGGGCGCTGGATACCGCGAGGGTCTTGCACAACAGCCTGAATAGAGTCATCGTTGATGAGTCTCCACTCTGTACCATGAATCTTCATGCGGGTTCCCGTGTTAGGACGTACTAACACAAAGTCACCAACTTTGCAGCTTGGACCAGACGGGAATCTGGTCGCGTCTTTGAACGCATCGGGGCCAATCTTTGCAACAAACAACACGGGGGATAGAAGCTCCTCGTGATACATCGCAGTAGCCGACTTCAAAATGCCAGTCTCGCTAAACTCTTCTTCTGCCTTGGGCAACATACACAAGATGTGATACGTCGCTGGGTCCGGCACTTGTTTGGCTTTCTCTTCAGCGGAGGTATTGAGCACCCCACTTAGATCAACCGCACTGAGATCAAATTCAGTCATCGTCATATTCCTTAGTTTTTCGCACGAGGTCAGCAAGTTCATACTGAGCGGTTTGCAGACCTCGGATAGTCCCGCACAGTTCTTTGTAGTGGTCGTGGGATTTAGCTCCACCAGCACTGACAACATCGACCAACTGCTTGACGTGTTCCTCAAGCTTCCCGTTCAACACTTCAAGCATCGTGGCCATGATTACTCCTTATTACCCTGTAATAACCGTTGAATTCTGTCTAGATCAGCATGCTTCATTTTCTGCTCATGGACTTGCCCGCCGTGAGCCATCTTCTGTTGAGTTTGAGCTTGTTGCATCTGCATCTGTTGTTGTTGCTGAGCCTGCGCCTGCTGCAACTCCATCCGTTTAGCTGCCATCTCTAGGCCATGCAACTCTTGCGCTTGTGCAATTTCTTGCTGTAGTCGCATCGCAGCCATCTGTGGATCTTCTCCACTACGGGCTGCGCTCTCTTGCGCCTTGAGTGACAACTCTTCAGCCTTGAGCTGCACGTCGCTCTTGGCTTTAAACGCCTTGATGTCAGCTTCCTGTTTCTTGATCTGCAATTCAGCTTGTTGCATCTGAATGATCGGATCTTGAGCCTGCTGCATCGCTTGCTGCTGAGCTGCCTTGGCTTTATCCATCTGCAGAAGTTGCGCCGCAGCTTGAGCCACAAGTTTAGAAACCTGCACTTCAACGTTGTTGTCGAGCTTCGCATCAGGTGCTGGCAATGTTGCGCCCAGTTGCTCCTGAACTTTCTGACGGTACTGGAACGCCAAGTGTTCCGCAACGTGAGCCATGATTGCGCCCTGCATCTGTTGAGCCATGGGACTCTGACCAATCTGACCCATGATCATGGGGTCCTGCATCATGCTGGTATGAACAGCGATGTGTGCATCATGGTCCTGATGAATAAACGCCTTTGTGGGTTTACCAGTGAGGAACGACATGTTCTCAGACACAGGATCGCGTGGTGTCTGATCCTCATCTATCGGCACTAACTTATCCGCGTTCTTGATGCCAAGCACTTCAATCATTTGTCTGTGCAACTGTGGCAGGTCATAAATCTGCGGAGCACCTTGAGCCAACTGGATCACAGCTTGATACTGCATGATGCGCTGAGCCATCGTTGCACTGTTGGGATCGCTTACTGGTATGACCGACACCATGTCGTAGTCAGCTTGCTTTGCTTTGCGGTCACCCTCAACCGGATCAAAACTGTACTCAGGTGGTGTGTGATCACGAATGATGTCACGCAGCAACTGGAACTCTTGCTTCATCGAATAGTGCACGCGGGCTTGAACCGCAGACATTGTCTTGAGTTGTCTCTCAAGCAATGCAAGCGTTGTACCCACTGGCGCATTAGCAGACATATCACTGATGTTCATATCAGCAATTGAGCCTAGACGACGACCTTCTTCGGTCACTTTGTCTAAGAGACCCGCAAGAACCTGTGATGGTTCTTTGTATGGCAGCGCCATGATGTTGTCACGCACTGAACCGCTTGGTACATCAACGTCACGGAACTCACCGGGATTAATCGGGGTATCGTCATCCTTGATACGCAAGCCACGGGTTTTCAAGCCACCGGGCAAGTTAGACAACGTACCGCAGTCAATCAACTGGCGAATGATGGAAGTACCTGCGCGGGCGTAACCACCAATCAAATGAATCAATCCCAGACCATAAGCACCGAAGCCGGGGACGTATGTGTACTGCACAAAGTGCTGACGTTTTAACTTGCGCTTGTCTTCTTCTTCCCAGTTACGGCGAATGGCCAACACTGTATTAGTACCGCGCTCAATCGTGATGATATACGGCAGTGCAATACCATCTTCATCTTCATAACCGGGCAGGTCGTAATCAATGTGCACTTCAAGAATCTGATAGCGATCATCATCCGTTAGTGAGTAACCTTGGTCATCGGCTTTCTTCTTCTCTACGTCTGTGTGTATTGCAACGGGCTCACCCAACTCCTCATCAATGTAGAACCCAGCAACTTGTAATTTCTTCAAGTCATTCTTGGTCTTACGCATCACATGTGTGAGTCGCTCAGCAGTAGCCGCGCTTGACGCGCCGTAGGGAATAATGATGTCTTCAGCAGGGATGAACATCGCCACCTGACGATCAAGCGAGGGATCAAAATAAACTTTCTTGAACGCCGCGCCCGCGAGACCTAAGTTGTACAACATGCGCTCATGCTCAGGGCGATACTCTTGCATCACCTCGGTGAGCTGATAGTTCATATCATCTCTTACACGTTCGGCTGCTTCTTCTTTAAGCTTATCAATTGCACCAATAATCTCAGTCTTGACCGGGCCCTGCGCTGGAAACGTTTCAATAATCGTTTCACTCTGAAACCTGACCGCTGCTTCAGTAAGTACCGTAGAGAAAACTCCACAGGCTCCAAGCCAAGGTTCTGTTCTTTCCTCATATTTCATCCCCAAAACATCAAGACCTTTTACATACATATCCACCCACTCTTTACGTGAGTTAATGTCAGCGTCCACCATCTCTACGATGTCACTAGCTACTTTCTGTAGCTCGCTTGCATCCATCTCTTCTGCAAGGTTGGCATCAAAGTCCTCCGCCTCTTCTTCGGGCATCAGATCAATCTCCATACCGTCAAGCCCGATGCGAACACCTTCTGGATCTTCAATCTCGATCTCAATCGCGGGCATGTCGCCCATATCTTCTAATGCACTCAAGCCCAGTGGAGCTTGTGACAATGAGGGAACCATATTCGTAGCCATATCTATCCTTAGTAGTACGCAGCTTTCTTGCTGCGGAAATATCTTGGTTCATCGGGTTCATCACTTGGCAACCGGAGGAACCCACCTTGGCGAAAACGCATTAACGCAAGTGTCGTCGCGTCAACTAAGTCGTCATGCTCGCCCGACGGAAACGCCGCAATCTCATCGACCAATTCCTCAGCCCAACGAGTACGCGGTATCCACACTTTTCCCGATGCAATTATGTCTGATACTGAGTTCAAGCGGGCAATTTTGTCTTGGCCCTTACTGGGCGTGTACTCCTGCACAGGGATACCCATTGCACGTAACTCATATATGAGAGGCGCACCTGTCGCTTTTTTCTCAATGAGCATCCCGTCAGGTTCCCACTCGTTGTAGGTGGCAAACACATCCCTCTTTAACTCCACCCACTCGACACGTTTCTTGTACACATCTAGCAAAATAATGTTGGCCGTAGAGTTGTCCTCGTCATTGGTAAACACCCCCCACGTCGTGCCCGCTGAATAGTCGGCCCGATTGTTTTTCTCAAACGCCGTATCCCATGTCTGCAAAATGTAGTCACATGTCGGTGGTTTTTCATCTTCCCACCATTTCCACCAGTCCCGCTTAATAATGGCCGACTCGTTACCCACTGGGTTCTGCTGATACTGCGCTTGCCACTTACTATTAGGCAGCTCCTCCCGCAGAGCTTCCAACTCGCCCAAAGACCAGAACTCAGGCCATAAGGGTAAACCCGAGGGCATGATGGCAGGGAACTCAATCACTTCCCACTGCTCGCCACCCCTTGCTGCTGCGGCTTTCAGCACCTGACCCGTCAAATCTCGCTGCGCCCAACGAGTCATCACGACTACGATTGCCCCGCCCGGCTGTAAACGCTGACGCGGACCTGACGTATACCACTCAGTCACCTTGTCAAACACATCTGGGTTCGTAGCTGCCATTGCAGCTTCTTGTTCTGAGTGCGGATCGTCAATAATAAGAATATCGGCACCCTTACCAGTCACCGTACCACCCACACCGATCGCAAAATAGTCACCACCCTTGTTGGTATTCCACCTTCCGGCGGCTTTTGAGTCCTGTTGAAGCTCAAAATTAGGGAAAATTGCCTTGTAAACCTCAGAATCGACCAAATTTCGCACTTTTCGACCAAAACCGACCGCTAATTCGCCCGTATTTGAGCTCTGAATGATCTTTTTATGCGGGTATTTACCTAGAAACCACGCTGGAAGCAGGTAACTTGCAAATTCTGACTTTGTATGGCGCGGCGGCATGTTGATAATCAACCTTTTGCACTCCCCACTAGCCACCCGCTCAAACGCTCTAGCCATAATCTTGTGGTGTCTGCCCGAAATAAAGGTCGGCCAACACTTATTCACAAAGCCCATGAACGTATCTTGCGCAAGCTGCTTCTCTAGCATTGACTCTTTGCGGGCTAAGTCCGCAAGAATGATATTTTTCTGGTTCTCTGTTAACAGGTGAAGATTAGCCAGCAGCGCCTTAAGCTCTGGGTCCAGCTTTTCAATATCTTCAAGTTCGTCAGACATCCGACTCGCCTTCTTCAGGAGTCACATCCTCAATAACTTCAGGATCTTCAAACTCTCTTCTCATATCTAAGTCCACAGATGGCACGTCGATCGCATTCAACTTCATCATCTTGCGAATCTTGTCCTTGATGGCCTCGTCAATATCCGACACATTGTTGTACGTCACCGTAATCTCTGTCTTCTCTGAGAACAAACCTACGTCACTGATTTTGCCCAGCATTTCCGTAGCTTTAATCTCGATTCTAGGATCCCCGCACCCTGCCAAATCAAGCAGTTTGTTAGTAACTACTAACCGCAATTCTGCAGCATCCGCAACAATCGGATTGTTGTACTCTTTGAGCATCGTACCTATGCGCTGAGCAACAGGCATGGACTGTAGTTTCGTGGATACAGTATGCTGAACTTTTTCGGGGTGTATACGGGGTCTGCCGCGTTTGGGCTTTTCTGTCATAGCATCTTCAAACTGCTGCTTAGCTATCTCAGAGAATTCTTGGAATACTTCGCCCGCTTGACCTTCGGTCTCTGGCGTTTCTTCGACGACTGCGCCTAGCCCCTTGATGAAGGCAGCTGTATTAGCGGCTAACTGCATGTTCTCACGCAGTGTCGTTGGTTCTTCCGAGTCCAGATTGTCTGGAAACGGGATCGTTTTGTCCGGTTCTATTCTGATGGTCATAGAGGAAAGAGCGCTCCATGGTTAATGCGAGCCTTGCCCGCCTCGCCCGCGAACTGTAGCAGAAAAAATACACCCTATGCAAATTTATTTTTGGGTCCCCTTACCGGGGGGTCTTCCTATAGCGAGGGGGTGGGGTCTGCAATCCCAGAAATTTTAATTTTTGCTCCCCCACTGTGCAGCACACTGTGTATGTCCTGGGGCAGGAGGTGTTCTCCAATCTTGGGGGTGCCCACCCAGTGGGTCAACGCCAGAGTCTTTTTTGATTTACATAGGTCTCTCCGGAGGGCGATTTTTTTTCGATTCACGAGGTCTAGCCGGAGACAAGGCGATTTTTTTTTCGGGATTTTTCCATTCTTTAGCATGGCGTTCCTGTGTGGAGTTTCACCCCTTTTTCTACCCATTGGTTAATATACATCATCGACAGATTGATGGTCTGGCGATACGGAATGTTCGACACGATGTCGATTATTCCGGTGGCAATCATGCCTTCCTTTTATTACGGAGAATACATCATGGCAACTACTGCTACTGTTGCGACATCTGCTGTCGCTGTTGAAACCATTACCGGTTTCGATTCTATTGACTCTGCCCGCGAGACTCTGTTTCAGTTGGGTACGGAGACACTCCAAGCCGAGCGCCTCATGGCTCGCGGCAAAGAGGCGCTCGATGTACTCGATGCGAACCTGTTTGAGATCGTCAAAGACCTGTCTTATGTCGAGTTCATGAAGGTGCGCGAGTTTCACATTGCGGGCGCGGTCGATCTACTCGATTCGGTTGATGCGGCTCAAAAGCGATGGGAGAGACAAGTAAACCGGATTAGTTCTGGGTTTACTGTGAAAAATGAAAAGGGTGAAAGTGTTCCCTTTACGCGCCCTAAGTCAGAGTCGAAGGATGCCGTTCGCAAAGCCGAGGCGAAAGCAAAAGAGATCGCTAAACTGGCTGACATCAGCACTGCTGAGTTAGAAGAAAAGCGGCAAGCATTGCGGGCTCAGGATACTGATGCATCTAATCGTGAGGCTGACAAGCTTCGCAAAGAGATCAAGCGTCGTGAGGCTGATTCTATTGATGCTGAAAAAGCGTTGGTCAAAGCGACGGCGGACAAAATCATTGCCCGCGTGAAAGAGCTAGCGAAAGCTGGCACCGATGACTCAATGGACTTGCTCGCTCAAGTCGCATTGCTCTTGGGTTAATCCCACCGCGCCCGCTATGTAATTGTGCATGGCGGGCGTTTCTTCCCTAACCTTTATTGGAGACTATATGTCTAACGATGTTTTTGGTCAGTTGACCGTTTTTATGTTCGTGACTTTGCCGATGGGTGAAGATCGCTTCCGTGACAAGCGTGTCACTCTGGCAACAATGCACTGCCGTCGTTCTGCTTGCGACGAAAATTTCGAGGCTTTCAAAGCCCGCAATGAGCGCATTGCGCCCTTGGCTATCGCTGAGTTTAGTTTCAGGGAGATGCTTTAATCCCCCCGCGCCCGTCATGCTTTTTAGCGTGGCGGGCGTTTTTTTTCGCCTTTTTTCTGGGCGGCAAATTTTGCCGCGCCCGCGAGACCCGTTCCGTGCAGAGCAACGGAGTAGTCCTAGGGGCATGGTGTTGAGCAACGGGCTAGTCCTATGCATCGCGGGCGACGTTGGCGTGGTATCGACGCCCGCTATAGATACCAGTCCCCTAACGAACGGCTTAGGGTTGTTGGGAATTAACGACATTTCGTCGATCTTTCCGCGCCCGCTACGAAGCGACGCCCGCCCAGTGATGCTCGCGTCAAGACTCGCACACCAACTCCCTGGCAAGATGTTCTTTTCCTGATTCGCTCTTATTAGTAGGTGTTAACACCACCATCCGTATCTTATGTCTTACATTTAACCCCCAAAGTCAAGTTCGATAACACGAATTTAGCATATCCGCAATCTTACATTTAGTTTTCGAGCGCTTTCGCAAGTCCTTGATTTTCCTAGCTTCTCTCTCTATCTATCTTTAAAAATAATAAATAATAAGAACTCTTCGCGGTTTCCAGAAAATTGAGAGGCGCCGGAAATTTTCTTAGCTTCCCGATCGCCCCTCGCGGGCATGGCTCCCCCCAAAAACTTTTCTTCTCTCAATTTTCCTAAAACCGCGAAGAGGTTTATTATCTCTTACATTTACCACGCAACCCCTTGAAAATGCTTGACATTCCCCAAAGTAAGAGATAAGATAAGGCTTGTTATTCCACTCTTATCGAACTTGACTATCCAAAGGAACCCCATGACTGAACCTAAACGCACCCGCACCCCCAAGTACAAGAACGCTGATGACCTCATCAACAACTGTCTCATCCAAGGCTCCGACCTTTGCTTTGTTTGGCCGTATGGCGAAGAGTCCGCCCACAACCCTCCCCCACCTGTCCTTTCCCCTGCTTCACACCTCACGATGAAACTTAACACCAACTCGGTGGCCCGCATCCTGTTCACCCTTTGCAGGTATGTGCCCGCCTCCAAGCGTCTGGTGAAATGGTGCACGACCCCGTCATGCGTCAACCCATACCACCACACCGAAACCACCAAGATGGTGCAACTGCGTTGGGAGCTGTCCTCCATAGAGGGCAAGGCGGGCAGGTTCTTCACCGATCTCACCCCCGCTCAAGAAAAGATACGCCATGTGTTGCCCTCGCGTGAACTCATCGACGAACTCCAGCCTGTTGAACTTGGTGTTCTAAAGCTACTCCAAGAGAGCGCGATGCAAGCGGGCCATGATGCCAAGGGACTTCCCGCTAATCTACGCCAAGACAAGATCATCCCGAACGCCCATAACACTCCGCCCGCGCCTAGCGATACCGACTTCAAACCCGTGTTGCGTATGAAGAGCATGATCTATAAACCACCCGTCACGCCCGCAGAGGAAGCCGCCCAAAAAGCTCAGCTAAACCAAGAGGCGGAGGACTTCTTTGGCGAGAACAACATCTTCAAGCAGATCGAGGAACGAAAGAAGCGCCTATTACAGAAATCCATGCAAGACTGGGACTTACCTGCCAACTAACGGAATGAGTGCCTGAAACACGGAGGGGGTCTTGACTTTGTCTAGAATGTATGGTATAATGTACGAAGTACATTAGCTAGTAGAACTTCTTATGTACTTCCTTCCGTGGTCGGACTTATCGACAGCTTGTCGACTATTCCTTCCTCTTGTGTTATTTCTTATATTGGAGATGCCTTATGTTTACTGACTTCGAGCGCTTTCAGCGCTTCATCATTGCCCTTGCACTCATTGTGCTTGTCCTCGACCTCTTCTATTGGAGACCGTGATGTGGCGCAGACCCATTCGCCACAAGGCGATTGCCCTCAGTTGGTTGCAAGCCCTCGACCGATGCGTTGCAGAGGGGCGTGACTACACCGAGATTCATTTCTACCGTCATCCCGAAACGGATGAGCTTGTCTTAACTTATTGGGAGATCAATCCATGACACACCATACTACAGAATACGATGACGATCATCACCCGCCGAGACGTACCTACGACTGGTACGCCTGTGTCCATTGCGGGGATGACGTCCACCACGAGCGTTGGTCTTTAGGCTATCACTCGTGCATGCATTGCGGTAATCAAGCCGCGATCTCCGCACGCCAGTCTTGGTGTGTGGTGCAACCCTACGGCAAAGGTCCTTACATGTTGGTAACTGAGGCGTCTGCACCCAAGACACTTCTAGATACCAACCAAAAGTACCCACGCTCGTAACCTCGGAATTGTCGACATGGTGTCGATCGTTCCTTTCTCTCTTCTTTTATTAGGAAACCAAAATGTCAGATATTAAATTCAGCCGTCGTATCAACTTCGCAGAGGCCGTTGATCTGCTTCTCCATAGCGGGCATAACTCAGTACACCTTACTGGCGAACCCGGTGTTGGTAAGACCGCGATCCAAGATGTCATCGTCGAGCGCACCGGATATCACAAGGTGTACATCGATGGTCCGAACACCGATGTGGGTCAGGCGGGCATGCCCATCCCTAACCACACGACACGCACCTTGGACTTCTATCCCGCTGAGAGTTTCAAGCTTCATCTCAACGAACCATGCGTGATCATGATCGACGAGTGGACCAAGACCGATGACTATGTGCGTAACACTCTGCACCCGCTACTGCACGAGCGTCGGATGGGTAACTTCAACTTGCACCCTGACTCTATTGTCTTTACTACCGGTAACAACGATGGTGATGGTGTCGGTGATTCAGCCAAGGCGCATACCCGCAACCGTCAGACATGGGCCCCGTACATGAAGCCCAGTGCTGACGAGTGGCTAGCTTGGGCTATCAATAACGGTGTAGCACCCGAGGTGCAAGCATGGGTGCGAGAGTATCCGCATTGCATGGCGTCGTATACCGATGGCGGGCAGAAAGAGAATCCGTACATCTTCAACCCAAGTGATGCCTCGCAGATTGCGTTTGTCTCGCCTCGTTCCTTGTTTAAAGCATCGCATTGGGTAACTGTGCGTGACCGCATCACAGAGAACGCATTGATCACAGCACTTGACGGCACTCTGGGTTTCTCAGGCTCGCGTGACTTGCAAGCATACATCGCCATGGCTGATCAACTCCCGACCCGTGAGGCGATCGAGACCAACCCTGACTCTGTGACTTTGCCCACAAGCCCAGCGGCTCAATGTATTTTAATGTTCAAGGGTGTGTCCACATGCACTCGTGAAACATTCGGAACATGGATGCGCTTCGTCAAGCGTATGCCTAAAGAAGCACAAGCACTCTTCATCAACAGCTTACTTGAAGTTAAAGCCAAGAAGAATTGGGCTATTGCACACCCTGCGTTCGTGACATGGGCTCGTGAGAACCAGTACATGTTTGCCGGACTCAAGGGATAAATCGACATTCTGTCGAACATTCCAACCAACTAAGGAACTTAAATGAAAACTACTAAGATAGGCGTCCCCGTCAGCTACCGCAACTGTTTCATCGTGCCAGTTAATGAGGGCTTTGATGTTGTTGACAAGACTAGCGGGCGATGGATACACATTGCCAGTCAGCGACTGGCTAAATGGAACGCGACTGTATGGTCTCGTCTCTCCACCGAGTTTGACTCATCCGCCCCGCTCGCTAAGAAGAAGCTGAGAAAGCTTGAGGATACGACGGTCGTTATCGATGTGAAAGCGAAGGTGGTGCAATGACTATGACTATTAGAGAACTAAGAGATCACTTTGCGGGCTTGGCTATGCAAAGTCTAGTGCCACAGTATCGCGCCATGTTTATGGACGGTACGCTAGAGGATTGGATTAGCGATGCTATCCCTGAGCTTGCGAAGGAGTCGTACTACTTTGCCGATGAGATGTTGAAAGCAGGGGGGTACGATGATTGACAAGACACAACTAAATAACTTTTACCGTTCGGGCATGGGGTTCGCGGCACAACTGCGACTCCTTGGAGAACATGACCTAGCCCATTACATTGAAGTAATGACTTTAAGAATGAAAGAGGAATTAGAAAATGATACTCAAACCAAAACTCAAAGCTGAACAACGCATCGAGCTTGTTCACGTTAGCCTGATGCGTAACCCACAGTTCGCATTGTTTGCTGGTCTGTTCATGGTCGGTCGCACAAGTGTGTCTGATCTTGTACCGACTGCGCGCACCAACGGCAGAGATGCTGAGTACGGGCGTGGCTTTGTCGATAGCTTGGCTGACAAAGAGCTTGCGTTTCTTGTGATGCACGAGAACATGCACAAGTGCTACCGCCACCTAACAACGTGGAAGGGGTTGCACGAGGTCGACCATCAACTCGCTAACATGGCGTGCGACCATGTGATCAACATCCAGTTGTACGATATGGACCCAAGCGAGAGTGTCTTGTCTCATCCTCGTGACCCCCAGACGGGTAAGCCGATGGGTTGCTTTGACACGCGCTTCCGTGGTATGGATGCCAAGCAGGTGTTTGATATCTTGCGTGAAGAACAACCTGAGCCACCACCTCGTGGTCGCCCATGTGATGATGGTGATGACGAGGGTGGAAACGGGCATCGCGGGAACGATCGACAAGATGTCGGTAATTCCCTTGACGAGCACGACTGGCAAGGCGCACAGGATGGTCTGTCTGAAGAGGAAAAGAAACAGTTAGAACAGGACATCGATCATGCGCTGCGCCAAGGCGCGATCTATGCGGGCAAGGTAGGCGGCAACATGTCCAGAGAGATTGGTGAACTTCTCGCACCGAAGATTGATTGGCGTGAAGTACTCAAGCGGTTCGTCAAGACGAATCTGCGCGGGCGTGACGCACCATCGTGGCGCAAGGCTCACAAGAACTACTTGTGGCAAGACGTTATCCTGCCTGCGATCATCGGTAAGAAGATGAAGCACCTCGCGGTAGCATTTGATACATCGGGCTCTATCCAAGGTCCGTTGCTTGATGCGTTCATGTCGGAGTTCAATAAGCTGATACTGGATGTTATGCCTGATCGTGTGGATGTTATGTATTGGGACACTCGTGTGGATGGGCATGAGACCTACACATCTGATATCAAAAACATTATCAGTAGAACAAACCCACGAGGTGGTGGTGGTACTAACCCTGACTGCATACCTGTGTTTATGCAAGAACATAGCATTAGGCCAGATGCTCTTGTGGTTCTAACGGATGGGTATATGCATAGCAATCCGCCGGGGTGGGCATCGTTGAATGTTCCTATCTTGTGGTGCGTGATCGGTAACGCTGACTACACACCGCCCAAAGGTCAGATCGTAAACATTAAGGAGGTTTGAAATGGAAGTTATTCTGCACATAGGTGATAAGCAGTTCATCATGGGTATCTCTGAGGCGTTGTCTGTATGCGACACACTCAATGCGTGCACTCGTCTTAGCCGAGAGTGGATTGATTCCAACAACAGTCAGGCGTTGATGTTCTGTCCGCCTGATATCAAGGCGGCATACGTCACACCCATCACAGCTATTACCAAGCTTGAGGTGGAGACCAACATGAAACTCAAGGCGGAGCAGAGACGATGAAACCAACTGTACAAAACTTTGTGGTCACCCTTAACCAAGAAACCTTTGAGTTACTGCAAGAGGTAAGGGAAGGTCTCGTGTCTAAGCTAGGCTTTCAACCAACCAATGGTCAGGTGGTCAAACATCTGATTGCGTTTTACAACGGGGAGGCGGAGTAATCGACATCGTGTCGACTATTCCGAAACCATATGCCACTAGTTGTATTAGCTAAAGGACAGGTAGTTTATAAGAAGGGCGATACGCCCCATATAGGTAGTCGTGTACACGACAACCAAGTACTAGAGCAACAGAAACGGTTGCTTGATATCCACATGCTCTCCAAGAGTATGTCTTTTATTCAACATTCTTTATTGAAGGGGAAATGATATGGGCTGGAATACAGCAAATGTGCACAGGCTTGCGAGCTTTGAAGCCGCGAAGCTATGGCATGATAGAACTAAACCTATCCGTGGTAACAAGGACAATGTCCGCCCATTGGGTAGCCGTCGTCATCATTGCATGGCGAGCATTGAGATGCCTGATGCGAACACTGTGCGCTTGAAGTTCTACGATACTACGCTTGTCGAGTGGCGCTCAGACAATACCTATTCTGTGTTTGCACCGAAGTATTACTCTGCGTACACACCGGACAACATCGAGAACTATCTACCACTTAGCGGGCAACACTTCCAATGGGACAGGGGTCGCTTGTTCTACTGCACCGACAGTTCACGCAAGGAGATGTATCACTTGCCCCGTGGTGGCGGGCGACTCGACTTCCAGTTGGTGGATGGCAAATCATTCTTGCTTAACGCACCGGTCGCGTACAACATACGCACCAATCGAGGCGTTGTGAAGAAGCTGATGCCACAGTATGAGGCGTTCTTATCGTGGGTGCAGGTCGTACTTGCGGTAGCGCCTAGCTTTCTCATGACGGAGTTAGAACCATCGTATGAGGGCTATGCCACATCGCTAGGGTTTACATCCAATGAGGAGTACAGGGCTATGTCTAGCAACTTTACTAGTCTATCGCCCGATGAGCGTGAGGACTATTGGGAAGAACGATACGCACGAGACGCCATACCATTTGGTACTGGTCGTTACAACAGGCAGATAGGCTTTCACAGGCAAGCATGCCTTCGCATGCAAGAGATGATTGTGGGGGGAGACCCCGATGATTGGGTGCGAGTACTTCATGTCGTTGCTTATCGTGCGGGCCAATACCACTGGGTCAGCACACAGAATCACAGGAAGCTAGATGCTGAAAAGGCTGTCGAGTACATCACACAACTCGTCACCTATCTGCACAGGGATGAGGCGTTCCGACTTGAGCGTCTGCCCAAAGGCGTTAAGTCTACGCTGACAAACAGCAAGTTCTTTCATGATCTTGAGTGCGTACCACGGAAACTTCGACAAGTTGTCGATAGTTCCATTTAACTTTTTAAACAGGAGAATACTATGACAGAGAATACATTGACGATCACGGGCCCCGTGGTCTCCCTATCATCCATGGCTATGCTTGTGGAACTACGCATCAGTACATGGACTGCGCGTAAGCGTGACAACGAGACAACTATGGATGTCAACACATCCAAGGAAGCTGACCAAGATGCGGGCTCGGTATACAAGTACCTCATGGCGGGCAGTGATCACCTCAAGAAGATTGAGAAGTATGCCGCCAAGTGCAGGGGTTGGAACTCAACGCAGACATTGCCTTGGATGAAGGGTGTCGGGCTCTTGCCTATGGAGAACTTCTTTAAGTACCGCGAGCAACTCGGTACGATGGAAGCTAACTTCTATGCACTGGTCAGTGACTTCATCATTGCGTACCCGCAGATCAAGAACGACCAAGCGTTCAAGCTAGGCAAGTACTATCGTGCGGATGAGTTTCCCGATGTAGAGACCTTGCCTCGTCGCTTCAAGTTTGAGTACAACTTCTTGCCTGTGCCTGAGAGCGGTGACTTCCGCATCAACTGCGAGGCTCGTGTCAAGGCTGATCTGCAAGAACAGTACGACAAGATGTTCCAAGACAAACTGCAAGAAGCTATGCGTGACCCATGGGATAGGTTACACGCCATGCTCATCCGTATGAGCGAGCGACTAACTGATGAGAAAGATGGGGAGCGCAAGATCTTCCGTGACTCCTTGCTAGAGAACGCTGTGGAACTGTGCGACCTGTTGACCCGACTCAATGTCACCAAAGACCCTGAGCTGGAGAAGGCTCGTCGTATGCTAGAGCAGGCGGTGACGACGATAGACATCAAGGACCTACGCGCTGACGAGAGTTCCCGTATCGAACTCAAGGCTAGCGTCGAAGAGATCATCAACAAATTTAACTGGTAATCAACATGGCATTTGCAAACATTCAACTACCACCCAACCTCGTGCTCGAGCCTATGCTCGTGGAACTTGTGAACAAGCTCGCGTTAGACATGCCAGCCTTTACCTTTACCACCAAGGGTATAGCGCCTAATGATCTGAACTACGCCTCAGCTAAAACTTCTATATGCGATCGGGGTATTACCGCACCGGAGGGCTCTCAGTTTCTTAGCAAGCTGAAGGTGTACAAGGGCCCAGAACTACTCGGTGAACTATACTTGGATAGGAGATACCGCAATAGGAACAGCGATGTTGTGTACTGTATTAAGTCGTGGCGTATTGAGAACCAACGCGGTTCTACCAACACGTCATCTACTAACAAGATAACGGGCGCGGCTCGACTTGCGAAGAAACATTTCGTACCGCAGAACATGACAGAGATCATGGATAAGGCGCACTCTGAGTTACAGCATGGGCTCTTTCACTCTTTGCGTGATCTACTCCGCCCTATTCATAACAACCAGATGGGGCCTAATCAGACACTGATGCAGAAGTTCTTGTATCAGATCATGAATGGTGAGACAGACCCAGCGGGCGCGGATGTCATACGGCAACACTTCACATCTGACAAGTATCACAAGGCGATGTCCGAGTGTATGCTTGCTGAGAAGATGGAGAAGCTGAAGTACAAGGCAGTAGTGCATCACAACAATGCGTTTCTTATCAGACCCCACACGGGCGAGATGGAGTACAAAGCGTTTGATGAACTACCCGAGTACATGCAGAACTCTATCGGTGTACTACAACTGATGGAAGATGGTGAACTTGTAGATGACGTAGGCTATCGCCTCAACGATACTAACTTCCTGATACTAGAGAAGTAGTAGTTAACTAAACAAATTGACCCGCCTAGTGCGGGTCTTTTTTTGCCTATGGAATAGTCGACAAGTTGTCGATGATTCCCTTGTTACTAAGTGTTAACACCTAGCAAATAAATCTCATAAAAGACTTGACATAGTCCAGTAATGCTATACATTAGAGGTATGGCACTTACACCCGAAACCAGAGTAAAACGCAAAGTATCAGACATACTTAGAAAGTATGAGGCATACTTCTTTTTCCCCGCTAGTAACGGCTTCGGTCGAGCTGGAATACCCGATATCATTGCATGCTATCGCGGGCAGTTCATAGCTATCGAATGCAAGGCGGGCAAGAATATCACAACAGCATTGCAACGCAGAGAACTTAGCGCCATTGAGAGCGCGGGTGGCTACGCGCTTGTGATCAACGAAACAAACATTGAACAAGTAGAAGCAGTACTACAACAACTAAAGGAAGCCCAACCATGATTGACAAACTACTACGCCCCTTTGTCTGTGATCAACTCAAGGCGCTGATGGAAAAACTAGAGACACAAGAAATTGATGCCCGTTCCCTGAGAAAGATCGGGGATGTGCTTAGCGAACTGAAGCTTTCGCGTTTTGAGCGTTATGTGATCGGTCGCGTTTATAAACGGGTTAGGCGTGTAAGTGACTTGAACCGCATCATGGAAGAGATCATCATTGAGCAAGGTCAGTACAACATCAACACGGACATCAACGCCAAGTTGCGGGCGGCAATAGACAACGGTATGGCCGGAACAACCATCACCGCCTCACAGGGCAAGCGCGTAGTCGTCAAACCCCGAGCCACAACCGCATGATCACGATCGACTTCGAGACTTTTTATAGTCGCGAGTATTCTTTAACCCGTCTGACGACGGAGGAATATGTGCGTGACCCGCAGTTTCAGGTGATCGGTGTAGCGGTCAAGGTTAATTCCGAACCTGCCCAGTGGTTTTCCGGTGATCTGCAAGAAACGGCTGAGTGGTTGGCGCAGTTTGATTGGGGCAATCACTTCGTGCTAGCCCATAACGCAATCTTTGATGCGGCAATTTTGACGTGGGTGTTTGGGCAGAAACCCAAAGCGTGGCTTGATACCCTGTCTATGGCTAGAGCAATGTTTGGTACGACTGTGGGCGGAAGCCTTGCCAAGTTGGTTGAGCACTTTGGCCTTGGCGTAAAAGGTTTAGAGGTGCATGATGCACGGGGCTTGCGTCGTGAAGACTTTCCCGTTGACCAACTTACGCAATACGGAGAGTATTGTAAGAACGACGTGGAGCTGACCTACAAACTGTACAACGAGATGTCTAGCTTCCCTACGATAGAGAAGCGGTTGATCGACATTACGATTCGTATGTTCAGCGACCCGTTGCTTGAACTCGATGTGGACAAACTCGAATCGCACTTGGTTGAGGTGAAGGAACGCAAAGAGAAGCTGTTCGTCGAAGCCAAGATCACGAAGGAAGTCCTTAACAGTAGCGCCAAGTTTGCAGAATTGTTGGAAGCTAACAATGTGCGCCCACCCATGAAGATCAGTCCGGCTACGGGCAAGGACACCTACGCCTTTGCCAAGAGTGACGCTGAGTTTATGGCACTGCTTGAGCATCCGAATGAGGCCGTGCAAGCCCTTGTTGCCGCACGGGTTGGCGCTAAGTCTACGCTTGAAGAGACACGTACAGAGCGCTTTATCAGTATCGCTCGTCGCGGGCATATCGGCGGAGCTCTTCGTCGTCTGCCTATTCCGTTGAAATACTATGCGGCCCACACGGGTCGGTGGGGTGGCTCGGACAAGGTGAACCTGCAGAACCTGCCTAGCCGTGGCACAGAGGGCGGCAAGCTCAAGCGCTGTATCGTTGCACCTCGCGGGCATGTCATCATCGACTGTGACTCGTCGCAGATTGAGGCGCGGGTGTTGGCGTGGCTGGCGGGGCAGACCAATGTTTTGAAACTGTTCGCTACGAAACAAGACGTGTATCGCCATATGGCGGCTAGCATCTTTGGTGTTTTTGACATAGACAACGTTACCCCTGAGCAACGCTTCATTGGTAAGACCACTGTGCTTGGCGCGGGTTACGGCATGGGCGGTGTTAAGTTCCAAGCCCAACTGTCTACGATGGGCAAGAACCTAGACCTTGACATGTGCAAGTTCATCATTAAGCAGTATCGCCTTGCCAACCCAGCGATCGCAGGATGGTGGAACCATCTGACCCAAGTGCTTGAGTTCATGTTGCACAACAAGCCGTCCGAGGTGGACAGGCAGGGATTGATGACGCTTGAGCCGTTTACAGGTATTAGTTTACCGAATGGATTGATGCAGAACTACCCCGAGTTAGCCCGCCACAGCAATGGCGATTACACCTATCAGACACGCATGGGGCCGAACAAGATTTATGGCGGCAAGGTAGCAGAGAACCTTTGCCAAGCCGTTGCCCGTTGCATCATTGGCGCACAGATGATCGAGATCGAGAAGCGTTATCGCGCAGTGCTGACTGTGCATGATGCGATCGCTTGCGTTGTACTCGAAGACGAGGCTCTCGAGGCGCGGGCGTATATCGAAGAATGTATGAGGACTCCCCCTGCATGGGCGCAGGGATTGCCTCTGGACTGTGAGTCAGGCATGGCTCAAAATTATGGAGATTGCTAATGGCAAATATCACATGGTCGTACAGTAGCTTATCGCTGTACCAACAATGTCCCAAGAAGTACTACCACCTCAAGGTAGCCAAGGATATCAAAGAGCCATTGGGCGAGGCGATTGTGTTTGGCAACACCATTCATAAGATTGCTGAAGAATACGTTGGTAAGGGTGTACCTATTCCAGCGCAATACAAAGAGATTGAGCCAGCGCTTGAGTCTATCCGCAACATGGAAGGCGAGAAGCTGTGCGAGAACAAGCTTGGGTTAACGGCTAACCTTGAGCCTTGCGGGTTCTTCGACAAGAAAGTGTGGTGGCGTGGCATCGCTGACATCATTATCTTGCAAGGTGATCGTGCCCTGACCATCGACTACAAGACGGGCAAGAAGAGTCAGTACGCTGACCTCAAACAATTAGAAGTGCTGTCGCTTGCGATCTTCAAGCACTTTCCACAAGTTAAGAAAGTCAAAGCGGGCTTGTTGTTCCTGTTCGCTGATGACTTTGTAAAGGCTGACTATTCACAGGATAACCAAGACGAAGCTTGGACTCCGTGGATATCAGAGGTTGGGCAGCTGCAATCCTCTATCGAGAACGATGTATGGAACGCGAAACCCAACTTTACTTGCCGTGGCTGGTGTCCAGTCACATCATGTGTTCACAACCAAGGAAGCAAAAATGGCTAAAAAGCTAAGTAAAACAGCGCAGATCAATGCGTACATTGAGTCTAACCCAACCGCCCCCTCTGGCGAAGTCGCTAAAAAGTTTGGGGTAAAGAGCGGCTATGTGTCGTCTCTCAAATGGAACCTCAAAAAGAAAGGCGTTGCGATTCCAAAAGCGGTTAAAAAATCTGCGTGGGCAACAAAAATGTTTACGACCAACAAATCTATCATGGAGCACATTGCACCGCACATCCCCGTGTACGAAGATTCAGTTGAGCATGTAACGCCCAAGCGTTTAGCTGAGATTACGTTTGAGTTGACAAGGGGTCGTCCGGCTATCATGGAGATCGAGCCACCCGCAGACCCAGTGAACCACCCTGCTCATTACAAAGCGGGCGGTATTGAGACGATTGATTTCATTGAAGCCAAGAAGCTGGGTTATAACTTGGGCAACGTCGTGAAGTACATCACCCGTGCAGACCTAAAGGGCAACCGTACGCAAGACTTAGAGAAGGCGTTGTGGTATCTCAAGCGTGAGATTGGCGCTCAATGAAATCAAAAGCCGTACTGGAGTTTGACTACCCCGACGATGAGGACAAGTTATTGTTTGCATTGAAGGGTCAGGCTATGTACAAGGCGCTGGCAAGTATCAAGATGGTCATGTCAGCGCCCGCACCCAAAGCCGAAATGGTCAGCCAAGTCAAAACAATCCTTAACGAAATATTTGCGGAGCTTGGAGAATGACATGGCCGTTCCCCCCGTTCCCAAACCCGAAGGACAAGAACGACAAGCGAGAGCCGAAGTTCAACCCTGACAACTACGAGGATGCACCGAGATGACACAAGAATCTACTGAAATTAACTACCCAACAAGTAAAGTTGGTTTGTTGGTTGGAAATACACACCCAAACTATATGTTGCACTTTCACAAAGAAGGCAAAGAAGTTGGCTCGTTTGACTTTAACGAAGGCAAGATGCACTTTGAAGGCGAACTCTCTGAGAGCGGCAAGGTATTTGTTGACTGGGTTCTTGGAGCGTTTAAACAGCGTCTTGATGACGCAATCCTAGCCGAGCGTGAGGCGTGTGCAAAGGTTTGTGAGCAGACAAATGATGGGACGCCGTACAACTTGGCTGAAGCCTGTGCCGTAGCCATCCGAGCAAGGGGGCAAGCATGATTGAAGCAAAAGAACTCGATGGTGAATTGTGGATTAAAGCCTCAGATCATTATCAAGCGGTAAAGGTGGCTATTGAGCATGAGCGTGAGGCGTGGGTCAAGGTGTGCGACGAAATGTATTACGCATTTCAAGTCAAGCGGAAGATTGAAACCAAACTTGATGAGGAGAAGGTATGACACAAGATGACGATGACATTCAAGACTACGTTCGCCCTTGGAGGGGGCTGACTAAGGAAGAGGTGTTTGCGCTTAGCAATACGATGCCGTATGCAGATCGTTTTGAATTTGCCGAAGCCATTGAAGCCAAACTCAAGGAGAAGAATACATGATTCGTGATTTTGCTTTAATTATGTTGGGTATAGCAATTCAATTGTTTGTAAATTATTTGGTTTTTATATTTTGGGGCAACAAATGACCGCATTTAAAGAAATTTTGATTGGTGGTTACGTCTTGCGCTTTTGGCCTTCTGATAACGGTTGGATGTGCGGTATTACGCCACAAATGATGGAGGCTTTACAACAACAGCGCACATGGGTAGGGCTGACGGATGAAGATGAAATTGATTGGGACGGAGGCGATCTTAAGTCTCTTATCAAAGCCATTGAAAAAGCATTAAAGGAGCGCAACACATGACACCCGCAGAACTACTACATACAGATGCCGCAAGGTATGCAACTAACCGCAAGACCGCTTACATCGAGGCCATGAATCTAGGAGAAGCTGACCACATGAGTGAGAAAGAATTAAACGGCAGATGGCTGGCTCACTACGAGGGCTATCGTGAAGGCTATTGGGTTGCTACAGGTGACGCTAAGTTTTCAACCGACCCCGCCAAACTCAAGGAGAAGAACACATGATTCACACCGAAGAAGACGATGAGTTCGAGCGCATTGATCGTGAGAACGCCATGAAAGGGCAACCCTATCACTACGATGTTTATGTATCCCCATCACAGCGTAATACAGTATTAGAAGAAGTTGCAAAAGAGATCGAGAAGTTCAAAGCATTTGGGCCAGATACGATAGGTAGTTTTTCCGCTTACATCAGGAGTATGAAGAAATGAATTGGATGCAAAGTAGAACGCCCGAAGAACGCAAAGCTATTGCCGCCAAATCGGTAGCCACACGCCAAAAAAACATACGCGAACGTGAAGCCCAAAGACTTGTGGATATTGAACAACGAGACAGTTTGAAGTGTGAGATCAAAAAATTAAAAGCCGAGCTTGACAGTTTGGGGAAACTTGAACATGTCAATAAAACTGCCCTGACATTGACCGGTAAAACATTACTCCGCGAAGAAGAGATCGTTAGCGCGGCAAACACTTGGGAGCTAGCAACAGGCGTTTACTTCTTGATTGATAGCGGTAAAGTTGTTTACGTTGGACAGTCAGTCAATGTGTATGCAAGGATTGCCAGTCATCACGACAAGGTGTTCGATAGTTTTGCGTTTATACCCTGCGACAAGAAAATTCTTGATAGTCTTGAATCTTTGTATATCCACACCTTACGCCCTGCACTGAACGGCAATATGCAAGACGCAAAACGCGCCCCGATGCCCCTTGGCAAACTTATTGGAGCCACTACATGAAAACAAAAGCACTGAGCCCGTGGGAAGAGTTAGCGCAAGTTGACCGCCCAAGCATTTTCTTAAAAGACGCGTACTTTCGCGCCAAACAAAGCACCGGCACGATCAAGAATGAGGAAGGCTTAGGCTACAAACAATTCGGCACATTCACGCGAGCCAAAGAGAGACAACCAAACAAACACGAAGGAACATTGGAGAATGCCAAGACCAAAGCCCCCCGAACCCCTAAAGGCACGATACGTACGTTTGTCCGATAGAGAGTGGTTGATATTTAAACAACTAGGCGGAGCTGAATGGCTAAGAGAAACACTAGACAAAAAAGCCCTAATGCCAAAAAAATATTATGATGTGTTTTTAGATCCTTTAACTGGAGAAACAAATGCCCTATGTAAACAAACCCCGTCCGTACAAGAAAGAATACGAACAACAGAAAGAGCGTGGCGAACACCCCAAGCGAATGGAGCGTCAGAAGGCTAGGCGGGCTATGGATGCCGACGGTGTCGACCGTACCGGTAAAGACATAGACCATGTCGTACCTTTATCCAAGGGCGGGACTAATGCACCAAGTAATTTGAAACTCAAGTCACCCAGTGCTAATCGTTCGTTCAGTAGAAACTCAGACCACACGGTCAAAACAAACAAACCGAAAAGATGATCAAAGATACATACAAATGGCCGAGGCCCATGGGCTTTACACCATTTGACCACCAGCGTGAGACAGCTAACTTTTTAACTGATAACTCTCGCGCATTCTGTTTTAACGAACAAGGTACAGGTAAGACCGCGTCCGTTATCTGGGCGGCAGATTACCTTATGACAGCGGGCATGATCAAGCGTGTCTTGGTTGTGTGCCCCTTGTCTATCATGCAGTCGGCTTGGCAGAATGATTTGTTCAAGTTTGCTGTACACCGCACAGTGGATGTTGCCTACGGAAATGCTGAGAAGCGCAACAAGATTGCAAACAGCAAGGCTGAGTTTGTAATCATCAACTACGACGGCATCCCTGCTATTGCTGAGTCAGCGATTAATAGCAAGATGTTTGATCTGATTGTGATCGACGAGGCAAATGCTTACAAGAACGTACAGACAAAGCGTTGGAAGCTTATGCGTAAGCTGGTCAATCCTGACACTTGGTTGTGGATGCTCACTGGCACACCAGCCGCGCAGTCTCCGGTTGATGCTTACGGGCTTGGTAAGATGTGCGTACCACAACGTGCGCCCCGATTCTTTGGTGACTACCGCGACTCAGTTATGCAACCGTTGGGGCCGTTTCGTTGGATACCCCGCCCAAACGCTCAGCAGATTGTGTTTGACATGCTTCAGCCAGCCATTCGGTTTGAGAAGTCCCAGTGTCTTGATCTGCCTGACGTGACGTTTGTCAATCGTGAAGCCCCGCTTACGGCACAACAGCGTAAGTATTACAAGGAGCTTAAAGATCAGATGCTCATGGAGGCGGCGGGCGAAGAGATCAGTTCGATCAATGCTGCCGCTAAGATGAACAAGCTGCTTCAAATCTCTTGTGGTTCCGTGTACACAGATAGTGGCGCAGTGGTTGATTTTGATGTCGGTAACCGCCTTGCCATTGTTGAAGAAGTCATCAATGAATCAAGCCACAAAGTGTTGGTGTTCGTACCGTTTCGCCACACAATTACTCTGCTTAATGATTACCTAACAAAAGCCGGTATCAAGTGCGAGGTAATTAACGGTGATGTGCAAGTGCGTAACCGTACAGCAATTTTTAAACGATTCCAAGAAGGCCCAGATTTAAAAGTGCTTATCATCCAACCACAAGCGGCGGCACACGGAGTTACCCTAACTGCGGCAGACACAATCATCTGGTACGCTCCAGTTACATCTACTGAAACATACTTGCAAGCCAACGCACGTATTGACAGGCCCGGTCAACGCAACCCAATGACCGTAGTGCACATTGAGGGGAGCCCAGTTGAACGTAGGCTTTACCACATGTTGCAGAACAACATCACTAACCACGAAAAAGTTATTGATTTGTACAAAAAAGAGTTGGCTGAGACTTGACAAAGTCTAGTAAACTCATATAATACAAACACCAACCAAGGAACAATATGGCCGATAACTCCATGGACGATCTGTCCGCTAAATACCTAGAAATTCGCACTGAGCGCGAACATTTAAAACACAACTACGAAGCAGAAGACGCTAAGTTTGAAGAGCGTATGGCTGAGATCGAGAGTAAGATGCTTGAGATCATGAACAGCGCGGATGCAAGTAGTATTTCAACAGCTAACGCAGTGGTTATGCGCAAGATAACCAGCCGTTACAACCCCTCAAACTGGGACGCTGTCTACGAGATGATCGCTAGACATAAAGCATTTGGTGTATTGCACAAACGTGTACATGACACCAACATGCGACAGTTCCTCGAAGAACATCCTGACGAGTATCCAGCTGGTCTGAATGTAGATAGAAGCTACCAAGTGGTAGTACGCCGTAAGTCAACAATCTAAGGAAACATCATGAGCAACCTCACAACTCTTAAAGACCTCCCCGCCCACTTGCAAAACGTCAAGCTGGATGATTTCACTAAAGCCTTCTCTGCCTCCGGTGGTAGCACCAAGCGCATCACACTGCGCGGGCGTGTCTTCCGTCTGGTTGATGGCGGCAAAGAGATCGCCAAGAACACTGACCCCCACATGGATGTTGTGGTCGTTAACGGTAGCCGCACTGTGCAGAAAACTTGGTACGCAGGTGAGTACAACCCTGATGAGACAAGCGTGCCTGACTGCTGGTCTAGCGATGGCGAGCGCCCCGATGCTGATGTAGCTGACCCACAGTCTGCACGTTGCAAAGAGTGCCCACAAGCAATCAAGGGTTCAGCCGGTACAGGCCGTGCCGCATGCCGTTACTCTATGCGCCTTGCTGTTGTGCTCCGCAACAACGTTGGTGGTGACATTTATCAACTCATCCTGCCACAGAAATCTTTGTTTGGTCAGGGCGATGTCGATCACATGCCGTTCTTGCAGTACGCTAAGTACGTTGCACAGTCAGGCTACAACCTGAACATGTTGGCTACCCGCCTGACATTTGACACCGACAGTGACTTCCCTAAGCTGGTGTTTAGCAATGCTGAGTTCTTGGACAGCGATGCTTATCAGGAAGCCGTCGAGCAAGGCGAGTCACCCATCGCTGTGAACGCAGGTCGTTTGAACTTCACCAAGAAGGCAGAGCCACAACTGCCACGTATGGTTGCACCAGCTGGCTCCGCCGCCGCTAAGTTGGCCGCGCCCAGTGTAGAGGTGGCCCCTCCTGTTAAACGTGCCGAGAAGCCAAAGGAAGCCGCTCCTAAACCCAAAGCGGGCTTAGCCAACATGATGGACGAGTGGGGAGATGAAAAGTGATCGGCTATTCACAGCAGATTGTTCGCGCTAATCGGGATGCCGATGGCCGAAATACTGGCGTGAAGTTAGGGCGGTTCTGTATCGCCCGTGAAATACCTGTAACCGATGTGATGGACTTCTTTGGCGTATCTAAACAATGTGTCTACAACTGGTTCATTGGGAGACACGAGCCGAACAAGCTTTTCTCCGAAGCGATTACTGAGTATTTAAGACGCGCTAAGTAAGGTTTAGGGGGCGGCTAGCTCGACGGAGCGAACGGGGATTCCGTCAACCCCTCGTCGCCCCCTCTCTTTTGACGTGTGAATGGATTCAAAATGGCGGATATTGAACTACTGCGTAGCGTAGTGCCCAGTGTTGAAGGCTGGTACTGTGTCGTAGGTATTGATAAGCAAGAGAAAGTTAAACAAACTTTCCATAGAACACTCGAAGAAGTGCAGGCGCAAGCCGAATTAAATGTTGAACATGAGCGCAATGCGTTCTTTGCGCTGGGTAAATTTAAAACCGACGACAACCGCAAGGCAGAGAACGTCGGGTGGATGCAAGCCTTCTTCCTTGATATTGACTGCGGCCCCTCTAAGGCCACACCGGATAAGCACGGGCGCATCCAAGGCTACATCGATCAGACCACTGGCCTGCAAGCGGTCATGGATCTGTGCAAGATTCTTAAACTGCCCCGCCCAACTGTTGTGGACTCGGGGCGTGGTTGGCATGTGTATTGGCCCCTTACCCAGCCCGTAGAGGTAGAGAAGTGGTTGCCCGTAGCGCAGACTTTTAAGGCCCGTTGCGTTGAGGCCAACATCATCATTGATACTGCAGTCCCAGCAGACCCAGTGCGGGTGTTGCGCATACCCAACACCAAGAATTTTAAAGATGACCCAGCGCTAGACGTCGTGCTCATGCACACCGCCAAGCCTATTGAGTTTGATGACTTTGCCGCGCTGATGGGGCCGCTTGTACCCACTAAGCCTGTACACATGCCCAAGCAGTTGGATGACTTTACTAAGGCGATGCTTGGCAACCGGCAGTCACGGTTTAGGACAATCATTGATCTGACGATGCGTGGCGAAGGTTGTGCACAGATCGAGTACATTGCTGAGAACCAAGACGCTGTTGAGGAACCACTATGGCGGGCGGGGCTGTCCATCGCCAAGCACTGCGTTGATGGTGACAAGGCCATCCACATTATCTCTAAGCAACACCCAAGCTACAGCTCTGCGGCTACCGAGAAGAAAGCGCAGAACATCAAGGGGCCCTATACGTGCGAAACGTTTAATGACTTCCGGCCCGGCGTTTGTACATCATGCCCGCACTGGGGCAAGTTCAAATCACCCATCACACTGGGCCATGAGATTGCAAGAGCTGAACCCGATGAACCAATAGCAGTGGTTGGCGCTGATGGTATCACTGAAGAGTTTGTTATCCCGTCTATTCCTTCGCTGTACTTTAGAGGCCGCAATGGTGGTATCTACCGCGCCGTAAAGAAAGGTGAAGCCGACGCTGATACAGAAGACGGTGATGAGGACAAGATTGTTTGCGTATACGAGTATGACCTATTCGTTATGAAGCGTATGTTTGACCCCGGAGCGGGCGAAACAATCCTGTTGCGCTTGTCACTACCCCGTGATGGCTCAAAAGAATTTACGATATCCACGGAAGACTTACTTAGCAAAGACGAGTTTCGCAAGAAGGTGTCTTTCCATGGTGTGTTGGCTAAGCCGGGCCAGATGGCCAACATCCTAAACTACGTTATTGATTGCGCTCGAGAAATGCAAGTATCACAAGAGGTGGAAACAATGAGACTACAGTTCGGTTGGACAGAAGACAACTCCAGATTTATTCTAGGTTCACGAGAGATCGGTCCTAGCTACGTGCGCTACAGCCCCCCATCGCGGGCTACGTCTAAGGTAGCCCCTTACCTGCACCCAATGGGTGACTTGGAGGAATGGAAGCGCATCATCAACGTGTACGACATGCCCGGTTTTGAACCACATGCGTTTGCTGTGGCATCTGCCTTTGGCGCACCCCTACTTAAGTTCATGGGCGTTAACGGTAGTGTAATTAACCTGCTTAACAACCGCTCTGGTACAGGTAAGTCCACTATCCTGCAAGTGATGAACAGCGTGTGGGGTCACCCCAACCACCTGATGCTCCAGTGGAAAGACACGTTGGCAGTCAAACTGCACCGCATGGCTGTGATGAACAATCTGCCGCTGGGTGTTGACGAGGTGACTAAGATGTCGGGTGACGACTTCTCTGATCTAGCGTACAGCGTAACCCAAGGTGCGCCACGTCGTCGTATGAAGGCATCTTCCGACGAAGAGCGTGAGTCTCAAGGGTTCTGGGCCACCATCATGGTTACTACATCTAACTCCAGCATGACTGACAAACTACAGGCGTTAAAGTCTTCCTCTGAGGGCGAGCTGATGCGTTTGATGCAGTATAAGATTGAACCAACCGGCAACCTTGATAAGTCCGAAGCTAAGCATATCTTCGGTGGTTTGCAAAACAACTACGGTTTGGCTGGCGGCATCTACGGCCAGTACATCGTGCAGAATTTAGAAGAAGTTATAGACAGCTGTATGCAAACACAGGTGGTGTTTGATAGAGTCGCCAAGATTGATACACCCCAACGATTCTGGTCCGCTACGGCTGCCGCTAATTTAACAGGCGCTGTCATTGCAAGAAACCTTGGGCTTTGGGACCTCAATACGAAGCGAGTCTTTGACTGGTCGGTCAACGAGATTAGCAACATGCAGGAAGATTCCAAGGTTGATATCGATGATTACGCCGCAGTTGTTGGTGAGTTCTTACTTAAGCACAACATCAACACCCTGATCATCAACCGGTACAGTACATCAAAGTCTGGGATTGCCGCTACTCCGATTGTTCAGCCACGGAGCGCGATCATTGTGCGTTACGAACCTGATACCAAGACCATCCAGATTTTGCGGTCAGCTCTCAAAACTTTCTGTGTTGAGCGCCAGATTACGTTCTCTGACTTGCTTGATAACTTGCACAAAGAAGGATCTTTTCTGAGTTCATCCCGTGCACGTATTGATACAGGCACGGACATGCACGCCCCACCTGTGGAGGTGCTAGTGTTTGATGCGGATAAACTAGGGGTTATCCCTGTAGCGGGCAATGAAGATTGACGGAGTTACATACGAGCTTGACTGGAAGGAGTTCCGTGTTGGCAGTTCGTTTTTTATCCCCTGTGTGGGCACTGTTGCTGGAAAACAACTTGTTGAGAACAAGATGCGCCGCCTTGGATATGCGGTCATTGTAAAAATAGTTGTTGAAAGTGACGTAAAAGGCTTGCGGGTCTGGAGGAAAAAGCATTAAACTTGCACCAACACCCTTGGTTGGATGTTGCTTGACTTGATTCCTACTCTCCTTTTAACCCCGCTAGGGAAACCCGGCGGGGTTTTTTTCAGTCTAAGTAGCTGTCACCTGCAAGCAGCCCACGCATCCGCTTGTCAATAAACAAACCGTGCTGTGTTTGAGCGGACTTTGTAAAGCGCTCTTTGATTGATTTGTTCAAAGACTCGGCAGGGATTGCAACACTTGGGTTATTTGCGTTGAACTCAAATATCTTTTCCAATGATTTTTCAAAAGTATCTGAGTCATTAGACATGAACGAGATGCCGTACAGGTTGAGCAAGTTCTGACGCTGTTTAAGTACTTCTTGCTCTTGTCCTTTTATCTGGATGTTGTACCACTGACGCTCTGCCAGATCCGATGAGCGTAAGCCAATCGATTGCATAAGCAAGTAGAACGGTCCCATCTCTTCCATCAATGGATCGCCACGCAGTGTGTTAACGCCTTCGTTAGCATAGCGGGCAGCGACCAATGGGTTCTTAATAAACGCAGGCGAAATCATTTCAAGCGCACGATCTGCATGGCCTTCACTAAGCAGCTTTGAAGCTTGCGCAACATTGACTGTCAGGCCAACGGTAGGGCCAAGGAGGTCAACCAAGAACGATTGCAGTGCCTCTACTTCGTCTTGGTTCTTGCGGCTATCGCGGAACCACATCTCATCAAGTTTGGTGCGGCTGGCAAGGTCAATACCGGCGGCATTACCTACGCCCCGTGTCAGCAATGTGCCAAGGTTCTTGCCGAATGTATCGGTTGCCCAGCGCATGAACTCAAGCTCAAAGTCAAACGGTTCTTCGTCGTCATCGCCTAGCCCATTAAACACGGCGTTCATGATACTGGCCACAGTTGAGAAACCCCAGAGGCCAGTTACCCCAGAGAAGATGCCCGCCATGCCCATGGTTCCAACAAACCGTGCGCGAGCTTCGCGTCGTTCTGTTGGGGTCAGACCCTTAAACATGTTGTACGCATTGTGCGCAAGGAAGAATGTCATCTGCTGTGGGAACTGCTTGAACTGCAAGATCACACTGGCTATTGGGTGCTGGAAATAACGCGGCTTGTTTGTAGCTGAGTAATCAAACATTGAGCGGTTAGTTACATCCTTTGCTTCAGCAATAGATTCGTTGAATGCGTCTTCGCGGTTCTTGTAATCCTTGCGTTTGTCCATGGCCGTACGGAACGCAGACATCGCCATGATCTCACGGTTAAAACGTTCAGCGTTGTGGAACAGCGAGGTTAATACCTCCATGCTACGGTTGCGTATGCCGCCGTAGCTTTCAGTTGGCGCTGCGGCCAAACCTGATTGGTCGTAGGCAGCGGTGATGTCGATCACACCATCAGCAACAAAGCGGTTGTATGCTTGCTCATCCACCTTACTCAGACCGTCATAACGGCTAAGTGTTGGGAACAGAACGCGATTATCACGCAGCCGTTCGCCACGCTCTATGCCAAAGCCTGTGGAGATGATCTGCCCCGCTGTCTGCTTCATGCTTCCTAGAGCGCTAAGCGTTGCTTGCGTATAGGACATGCCGGGGTTCATGCGTACATTCATACCGACTAGTGTGGGTAGGCCGATGATCATGCCGCCCAACACGTTGACGATAGCAGATGCAGGGGCAGTCAGATACCAAACGAAACCAATGTTGGACAGCAGTGATGGGAGCGTACCAACGTTTGTTGGGTTTAGCATTAACTTCAAGCGACGATCCATCTCAGTCACATAGTCACTGAGTTCTGTGTTTTCACGAGACAGTTTGACATCGGCTTTTGCGCCAGCATCAAAACGATCTTTAATTTGCGCACGAGCGGCCTGCACGCTACTAAACAGCTCGGGCGCGTACTCAAAGCGTGCCAGCTGGTACGCCATATGGAACGACGAGGATGAGAAGTTACGCAGCGCGTCTTCAGAATAACCTGCCACGTTGTTACGGTGCATGAACTGACTACGGAAGCTATGCTCTGGCTGGTTGGCCAAGAAATTCTGATAGATGCTGTCTTTTAGTTCTTGCTTTTGCAAATCGATATCAATCGGCTTACCCGCAAAAGTGGCGCTGTCAATAGCTTCAAACGCGTTCTTTAAGAACAAAGACTGTTTAGCATGTAAGTCCATTTGTGAGGCGTACTCTGAACCTTGCTTAATTGAATCCTCGAGCTCTGGGTTCTTCGCAACCCGCTCGGCCATGTGCATTTCTTTCTGGCCTTGGGTTTCAAACATGTAGTATTCACGTTTCTTACCCTCGCCAATCTGATACCAGAAACGGCCATGACGCATCAGCGGGAAGTAAGGCCCCTTGCGTTTGTTCTTCTCAAACTCATTGCGAATTTCAAGGATAGTTGCTTCGGATACACCTAAGTTACGCATCATGATGATGCGCTTGTTCATTAACTGTTTGTACTCACTGTAGCGGCGGTCGTAGAAATCACGCACGTCTCTGTAGATTTGCTTAGCCGTTGGGTCGAGCTTAATCCAATCCGCCGCCAGTTCAGGGTTTAATGCCTTGAGTTTTGAAATCGGTGTTTTGTCTGGATCAATCTCCAAGATCGTAGCCCCATGCATAACCCGTGCAATTGTTCTAGACGTCTCTGGGTCTCTTGCTTGTATACGCTCCCAGCGCTTGGCAATATCGCCGGACTCTTGCAGGATGCCGTTTTTGCGGGCAAGGAAATCCTCGGCCTTCCGGATGAAACTCTGCACCTGCGGAATGCGGTTGCGTACAAGGTCGCTAATCTGACGTAAGGTCAATGCACCAAGCATAGCGGGTCTGGCACTCGCGGCTGCACTGCTAAACGCAATTGGGAACGTACTCCTGACTTCGTTCCATGACCTAGATGTCATCAACTTATTGATAGCCGCAGGTGTGTTGACCGCGCCAATAGGCACAGCCTTGACCATCTGTTTTGCCATTGCCTTTGGCGTTGACTTAACACTCATGCTGTCGATGGACATGGGGCCCGCAACCATAGCATCGGTAGCCTTCATGACTTCAACTAATACATCGCTGTCTACGTCGGACTCTACCTTAAACAGCTTCTTAATAGCAGTCGTAAACTCGTTCCACAATGAGTACGGAGCGGCCTTGTAGCGTATCGCCCGCAGCATGGCTTGGAACTCTGGGTTTGTCATCGCTTCGGATACAAACTCGTGCAAGTTATTTAAACCGTAGATGTGCTTGATGCCTAACTGTGAGTTAGACAAAATACCTTTGGAGTGGTTGTACAAATCCAACAGCTGGTTGTAAGCTTCTTTGCGAACGCCTTGCAGCTTATCTGGGTTATCAATCAGATGTGACGTAGCCGCATGCAGGGCTTCATGCAACAGGACGTTGTTATCTAGCGAACCCTCACGCAAAGTGATAGTGTCTGTTGCAGGATCATACTTACCAAACCAGCTAAACTCTTCGTTCATCAACTGCACAGTATCGGCAACAATTTGCTGCTGAGATGGGTTGGTGAATGCAGTCTGTAACTCTTCAACTGCAGCAGCGACGTCGTACAGATTTTTAGACCGCAGACCAGTAATTAACTCATCTTGTTGTGACTCAGGCAAGCTTGCGCGTACCATCTCGTCCAACGCACGAATCTGGGCTTCCAGTGTTTCTTTGATCTTTGGGTCATTACTTAAAGACTGAATGCTGTCTTTAGGAACAACTTTGACCTTGGCGGTAAGCTTGGCATCCAACAGACGTTGAGCTAGATGTTTGTAGAAGCCCTCGGCCTTGGTGTTTGCAAGAATCTCAAGCGCACCCTTGAGGTCGCCACCTTTGAGCGCCCTTACAACTGACGGGTGCAGTTTTGCTTTTGTAGGGATGTTGCGTAGATCGACTGGGGTTTCAGTGATTGCTTCATCACCTTGGGTCTCCATATCAAAGACCACCTCACTGCGAGTACGCTTTTGTTTTGGTGCACGGGGGATCTTTACACCGGAAGTAGTTTCTGCTTTCTTGATCTTTGCTTCAGCGCTAGCGGCCTGCCGACGTTTGATCTCTGCCCTATAAGCAGTTACTGCTTGATCAAACTTAGATTCCTCTTCCAAGTTTGCACGTTCATCAGCAACCATGTTGTTAAGTGCAGCAACAGTTTTGGCATCTAGATTCTGCTCGATCCAACGTTGGAAGTTCTCAGAATACACGCCGCCTTCGCCGTAGAACGTAGCGTTCCGGCCAAAGTCAGTCTTCATCTTTGCCTGTGCTTCGGTCTGCGGTAACTTGTTACGTTCAGCGGGCGTCATCTCCTTAACATCCGCAGCACGCATACCGTACTTGGCTTCTAAGAACGCATCCCAGTTTGCAATGTCATGGGCCAAATCTGCAAGCACAAAGCCAAACGATTTACGCGATGGGTTTGTGATGTAGTTTCTGGCGGCTTCCATCTCAGGGCTAACATCTGAGCGGCTCTCGAACATCTGCTTCAGAGTAGTCCAAGCACCGCGCAGTTTGGTATCGCTGATCTTATAAGGTTTACCCTCTTGCTTCATCGAGGGTCTGCGCAACTCACCCTTGGGCGTGACGGGCGGAGTTACGGCTTTCTTGGTCGTGCCTGTGACTTCAGTCTCGTATGGCAGTTTGGCAAAGGGGATCTTGACGCCTTGGCCACCCAGTTTCTCAGCACCCAAGGAGTTAATAAAGCGTTTGACGTCCTTGCTAAAAGTCTCCATACCACGGCGGGTTGTGAGATCAGGGAACCCAGATTCCTTCAGCACATCAGACTGCGCTGCAGACTCGGCGGTCTCTAAGTAGTCTACTAACTTCTCAAAGTTGGCTTTGCCGCCAGCCGTATCTTGCAGGTAGCCAAGGATACCTTGCATTCCGGCGGTCGTGGTCTCACCGGGCTTCACGATATCAAAGCCCGCTAGCATCTTGTAGATGACGTCTTTTAATGAAGTGTGCTTCTGCGCTTCTTCACTGCCGGGCTTTGTTGCGGGCTTAATAAAATCCAAGAACCGTTTAATAAGTTTAGCTTCTTTGGTTTCAAAGACGTGCTCAGTATCTTCTTTGGGGGCCTTAATTGTTTCTTTGACTTCTCGGCGTTGCTCATCCATTGCGGCTTGCTGTGCAACCTCTGCGTCAGTAAGACGTGACTCGTCTTTTTGCTCGGCTGCAAACTCTTCCGCGTCTTCAAGCAACGAAGTTTCTTCAGCTTTGCGTTCTCTTTCTTCGGCCAGCATTTCGTCTGCGACTCGCTTGGCTTCTTTTCTTTCCTGCTTCTGAGACTTCTCAGCCTTCTTAGGCTTTTCCTCAACGGGCGCAGCGGTTTCGACTGACTTACCAAACATGTCCACTTGCTCTGGTGCTACTTTTGTAGCAGGGGCTGCTGGCGCTGGTTTAACGGCTGCCGCTTCAACTTGGGCGGCTTCCATATCTTTACGCACAGATGCCAAATTGCGCTCGTAGCTTTTAGCAATGTCGTAGGCTTTTTGACGAGCTTCAGGAGTTGGGCGCTGAATTCTTTCCTCAACGGGTCTAGCTGCTAAGTCGTTTAGGCTGTTGTATTCTTCGGTTGATTTTTGTAGGCTGCGTGCAAGCTCGGCTTCCCTAGCAGTCAATACGTCCAGACGCTCCTGCGGCGTCATCGTTGGGGATACAACACCAGCCTGTGCTTTGTTACGTTTTTCAGCTGCGGCTGATCTTTTTAGTCTTGCTTGATAAGCATCAAACTGGGCTTGGTTCTCAAAGGTCAGGTTCTCGTCACGGTTGCCAATGTCGGGCGTTTTATCAACTCCAAACATGTCGGTGGTTTCAGCATCAGAAGCAATTGGTTTAACTTCCTCATCCTTAGACTGGCCCTCACCAAACAGATTACTCTGCATAGCCTTGGGCGCATCAACCTGTTTAGACACTTGATCAAGCGCCTCGTCCACTTCAGCAACAGCGCTTTGTGTGTACAGCTCAGCAACCTTCTGGTAGTTTTGAACGGACTCACCTTGAGTCATGCCGTAGCGGGCACCGATACCCTGCGCCCAAGCTGCGTCAAGCTTACCGCTTGCTAGGTCATCAAGAAGTTTTTGCTTTCTATCTTGAAGAAACTTGATGGCCGCTTGTGGGCTACCTGTATACGAAACCGCAAGCTGTGCGGCACGAGAACCGTTAAGGAATTTCCCAAACAAGTTACCCTGCATGGCAAGGGGCTGACTAACTTGTTCTTGTGATGCTAGCGCAGCAAGAATGTTAGTACCGTCAAACATTGGGTTTTTAAGCTGCTTGATCAGATTTTTATCATTGATCAATGCAGCGTGCTCATCAACCATTCGGTTGAGGTCGCGCATACCCGCTTTAATCTGTGCTGTCTTGTCAGATGTCTGGATACCACCACCTAACAAAGGCACAAGTTCGTCGCGAAGATTTTTATACGACTCCGCAAGGTTACTTAATGCACCGGGGCTTGCTGGCGCTCCTGTTGCAGCGCCGTCAACATCCTGCCCAGTAGAAACCACTCTACTTGATTCAGTGCCTCCAACTCCCTCGGTGGGGACTCCTGCACCGGGCTCGCTAACCACGCTAGTGCTTTCTCCACTTGGTTCTGTGATAGGTGGTACAACATCTGTCTCTCCTTCAAGATCCTTCTTGACCCAGCTCGGTGTCTCACGTTCTAAACTTTCCTTGGGTTGTTGCTGTGCTTCAAGTTGCCTACGGGCTGAGCCACGCCCAAAAGCCCCACCAGCACCGCCTAACGGAGTGCCAACTAAAATAGCTTGGTACGCAGACTCACCGTATTCTTTGAACGCTTCTGGGGACATTAAGTCCAACCCAGCTTGGTAGCGTTCAATAATTTGCTGGCTTATTTCAACAGGTATTTCAACCACACCACCAACAGCGCCCCGACCTGTAGCGGCAGCTAATGAGCGTCCAGCAGTTTTAACTAACTCAGCTTGAGATTTAGCAGTTTGAAGAGCGGCGTCATCTGCAATACCGAGAACACCTTTAACAACTCGTTTACCCAGTACGAGCGCAGTACCGGCACTTTCTACTGCGGCTTGTGCGGCAGCGCCTGTGTAGGCTTTTGTGCGATCAATACTAACGTCTTGACCGGCTCCCATTTGCTCAGCAGCTTGACGCTCAACGTTAGCGCCCATAAATTGCGGCAGTAGGGTAGCGCCAGCGCCAAGAATACCGCCGCCAATTGCACCCATTGGGCCAAGCGGGGAACCTGCCATAGCGCCAAGGCGGGCACCACCTGCCATGGTTGCTAGGTTAGCGCCCTGCCCAGCCAATGCACGGGGGATCTGCGATGCGACTTCGCCCGCTGCAGATAGCAGGCCCTTGTCTTGATACGCTTTCTTAACTGCGTCAAAGCTAACACCCTCGCCAGCTTCTTTAGCAATAGCCTCACTGCGGGCAACGCCCGCTTTAGCAGCCTCTTCGGGAGAAAAAATACTTTCAAGACCAGTACGTCCGGATGAGAATGCTTGCTTGCCACCGCGAACTAGTTCACTACCGATTGTGGATTTCCTTAAAGCTCTCTCTACCTCGGATTCAGCGGGCTCTTCGCGTTCTTCTCGTACTTTAAACGGATCAATGATCCCGCCTGCTTGTTGGCTTCTGAAAGGGTCAACAATGGCCATAAATTAGGATCCGTAGTTTTGTTTGTAGTACGCCTTCAAATCTGCATCGCTTACGCCGGGGTTGGCTGCGCGGGCCGCTGTAAGAAACTGACTTTCTGAAGGCTTCTCAGGTTTAATAGGAGGATACTCCGCCCGGACCTGTTTGACAATAGCGTTTCTTCGCTCCAGTAACGCGGCTTCGTCTTCGGGTTTAAGCTTAGGCGACTGTAATGACATGTCGATCATGGCCGTACGTTTGGCAATTGCTGCCTCAATCTTATTAGCGCGATCAACATCCTTCTCGCGTATCTTACGCAACTCAGATTCATTAAACTGCCGTATTCTTTCTTCTCGGGCGAGCGCTACATTTTGAGCTTGCGCAGAAGCAGTTTGGGCACGACCAGCGGCGGCATCTCTTGCAATTTGTTCACGGCTTCGTACGTTCTCTTTGGTATTGAGCAAGCTAGTACCCGAAACTTCCGCTTGTTTCTTATCAGCAATAAGGTCTTTAACAGCCTCTTTACCAGCAGCCACATCTTTGTAGCGACCTTCAATTTTGGCTTTGTCAATCTCAGAGCTGAGCTTGTTAAGTTCATCAAGGAACTTAAGGTCTTCAACTTCGTAGTTCTGCTTTCCAGAGATAGCGCCTACGGCCATGTTCTGAAGAACACCAGCAATGCCGCCTTTAGCGGGCTTACTAGCAGACATCAACGCATCGATCCACAGCGGCTGACGGCTGTCTTGGATTTCTTTAATCCTTGCTTCGCGAGTAGCGACGCGGTCTTGCATAGGTTTCAGCAACGCATCTAAGCCCATGTCTTGTCTGTTAGCGTCAATGGCTTTTCTGCGCACCGCATCTGGGTCCTGCGCCATGGTTTTCATAATGCTATCGCGAATAACTTTCTCCATAGGATCCATTGGTTCTGCAACGGGTTTAGCTGGAGCAGCGGGCGGATTAATATTTGCAGTAGGTGGTACTTTAGCGGCAGGTGCGGCTGGAGCTTTGGTTGTACTCGTGTCAGGTTGAGCTGGAGGCGGCTTTGGTTTCGTACCGCCCTTTAGTGCTTCCAACTGCGCTCGTGCTTCTGGGGCTTGTTTAGCATCAGCAGACTCTAAGAAAGCTACTTTTCTTTCTAAGGCATCTATCTCTTTAGCACGCTTTTCTTCTGCGCCCCGAACTTCGGTTCTAGCTTCTTGCTCCGGAGTTTCCCCACCAAAACCGCTAAATTCTCCTGATAAGGGCATGCTACCGCCACTGGTAAACGCAACAATACCGCCGCCAGCATAATATTGGCCAAGGTTAGACATAAGTTGATCAAGACTACCACCACTAGCCGCCATGACGGGTTGGCCTTGCATTTGAGCTTGCTGCTGCATACCGCCCAGCATTTGACGCAGCTTGTCTACAACGGACTGTTGAGCGCCGCCCACTTGCATGGCTTGTTGACCTTGCGCACTATTACGTAGTTCGGCAATTTCTTGAAGCGCTAATGCTTCTTCCAAGTCAGCGGGAATCTCACCCGGTGGCTGTCCTTGTTGGGCCTTTTCCACTTTGGCCTGTAAGGGTTGGGGGTTAACCTTATAGGTATCTACGAGTTGGTCAATTCCGCCGTTCATAGTAATTCCTTAACCTTTTTTAGGGCCCAAGCCCAGAGTGTTCAACAGACTAGCTACGCTACCCGCGCCACCCAACACTTGTTGAAACGTACTAGGTTGAGCAGTATTAATGTTCTGCGACGCTAATGGTAAACCGCTAAGTAACGATTGTTGGTATTGAACCATCTTATAAGGGTTTGCCCTAGCTTCTTCAAACGCTTCTTTGTCAGCAGCAATGCCTTCAGATTCAATGCCACGTTCAACCGCGCCTTGACCAGCCATAAGGTTAGCCAAACCCATGCCTTGACCTTGCTCAGTATTAAACTGTTGCATACCTTTGTCGTACGCGTTTGCGTACCCTTGGCCAATTGTTTTGTTCTGTTCTTGCAATAAGTTACGGCCCGCTTCGGATTCCATAATGGCCTGACGACCACCGCCAAACGCGCCGGATTTGGTTAATGCGCCCATGCCGCTCATGTTGTTAATTTGAGCTTGACGACGCAACTCTTCCATCTGGGGCTGCAGCACAGACTGCAAGTACGGGTTCATATACTGCGATGCAATACCTTGTGGTTGGGCGGGCGTAGGGGCAATAGATGCGCCTGTAATACCAGCAGGCGGAGTAGCGCCGGGCTGTGAACCAGTTCCAATAGGCGTTGTTTTGTACGCATCCATGCTCATTTGAGGTGGTTGGTATGCGCCAGTGGAGCTAAAGCTTTGGCCTAAATTTCCGGGGAAGTTTGTGTTCTGTAACCCACCAAACACTTTATTTTGCAGACCAGATGCGCCAGCGGTCAAAGGGCCACCATATTCTTGGTACGGCATCTCAGACAGAGCCTGACCTTTGCCAAGCATGTCAGTCACATAGGGGCCAACCCAATTAGATAGATTAGACTCAGTGCCAGTCACACCTGCATTGGCCGCAGTGCCAAGACCAGATACACCACCAGTGTTGAATTTTTTAACTTCGCCACCAGCGGCGTAAGCCTTGGCCAAACCACCGGGCATAAAGCTGTCGGGGTTAATTTCTTTACCCTGCTTTTTTGTACCAGTACGAGCTTCGCGAATTTTGTCCATCATGTCGTATAACCTTTGTGCGCCTGCATCAGAGTTGCCATTGCCTAGATGGGACACCACATCGGCAGGGATAACAAACTCACCGTGACTAAGCGCCGCTGGTTGGTCTTCACCAATTTGCGCTGGGATTTCGTCGGCCATGCCGTCAGTCTCGCCTTGTAAATAACGACCAGTTGAACCGCCTTCTGCAAAAGTTTGATTCTCGTTCATTGGCGCAGAAACATCAGCATATTGCTGACTAATTGACCGCGTAGGAGCGCCACCACCGGTTTTATTTTTGTATTGTTCGTACGCTCTATCCATAGCGCGGCCTGCCGAACCAGAGCTAACCGACCCAAAGTATGGGGACATATACATATCCATAGTATGCAGTGCGCCTCCTTGATCGTTTTGGTACGCTTTGAACTCAGGCGATTGATAGAATGGATCGTCCTGAGCCACCCTTTGCCCGGGGGTTTGTGGCGCTACGGGGTTTGAGGCTACTGGAGCAGCACCGCCAACAAGACCACTACCTATCAAAGAAGCAACGCTACCACCAACAGGATTACTACCTATTAAAGAAGCAATACCGCCGCCGGTAGGCACTGAGCCTTTGGGTGCAAACGTTACATCACCACCGTAACGAGTGCCACCAGCACCGGGCCGACGACCTGCTTCGGGCGCAGTAACCATGTTGCGTGTTGCAGTGTATTTAGGGATGCTGCCTTGATATCCAGAAGGTGTGGATGAAGACTTGTTTCCACCAAGCAGGCCCGCCAAACCGCCGCCCATAGCGCCCAGTTTAAGAAGGTCTAGGCCGCCTTTACCATCACCAAACAAAGAACCAAGAATATTTCCTAGCCCGCTTGGAAGGCCGCTTGTAGGCGTAGTGTCATACCCACCGCCAGTGTCAGGGTTGACGGTTACCGTACCATCAGGGTTCTGTGTGTAAGACGTGCCGGGACCACCTATACCGGTTGAAGGAGGATCAACGTCACCGTAATTTGTGTTACCTGTACTACCTCCAAGATAGTCATTAAGTTGAGTTCGGGCATTGCTATCCCAGCCCGTGTCGTCCCAATTAATTTCATCCATAATTATTTCCTTTGTGGGGTGTTTCCACCAGCGGGTGTTAAATCAATGTCTGACCCAAACAAATTTTCCATTAATTTTATATGGGCATAAGGGTCTTGCATAGGGGCTGGTTGTGCGGGTTGTTGCTGCCCGCTTAAAAGTCCCAACAAACCATTTAAGTCCATACTGGAAGAAGCTGCCGGTGCTGCTGATCTAGGCGCGGTCGGTGCTTTGGGCATTGCGGGTGCTTTAGGTGTTGAGGTTGCACCCGGTGTAGTTGGCGCAGGCATGGGCGTAGCAGGAAAGTCATCGTCCGTTGGCAAATACTTAGGTTCTTTGTTACCCGTAATAACCAGTTCATTAGGGTCCGTACTGGGAAGTGGCATTGTCCCGCCAAACGTTGGATCAAATACATGCTCTTTTGTTTTATCTAGATTACCAACAATTTCTATTTCTTGTAGTTTTTTAGGGGTGGGTGTGAAGTAGTCGTCTATGGGTGAATAGGTAGACGTTTTATCTCGGCCTCCAGTAATAACTAAATTGTTAGGGTCTTCAATTGTAGGTACAAAGTCATCGTCTGTAGGCAGATATTTAAGCCCTGATTCTTCCAAAGATTTAATTGGATCATCAACCAAAGAGCGCGTAGGTGGAGGTGGCGCGTTATCTACAGGCGGCACTTCTGGTTCAAAATCTAAATCTTCGGTAAGATTTTCTAAGTTTCTAAAGTAATCTTTAATCTGGTCTGATGTATACCCAGCAGTTGTTAAACGCGCTTTTTCAGCATCAAAGAAGTCTTTTTGGGTACCTGAAGCAGAAGAAACGTCACCAGACTGTGGAAATGCGCTCATGCCGTAACGCAGGATGGCTAATGGGTCGCCACTTTGAAGTGCTTTAACTCCGCCAATAGTTTTAGATATGTCTTTAAGGTCAAACCCACCAACGTCAGTTACTCCACTTGCATTAGCACCAGCCATCAAAATAGCAAGAGGATCGCCACTCTTTAAAACGTTTGCATATTTAGCTGCATTGGCAATATCAGACATGCCACTAATACCTGCAAGGCCGCCCATGCCCGCAAGGTTAGTGATCACACCAAGCGGGTTACCTTGCTTTGCAGCAATAGCTGCGTTAGCGGCCATAGCAAAAGGCTGAAGGCCGGGAATAAATGATGCCATTGTCAATAACGGCGCAAGCTGCCCTATGTCACTACTAGATGCACCCTGCGTGTAGAAGATAGGATTGCCTTTAGCATCAAACTGAACACCGTACCCGGTGTTTCCCTTACCCTCATAAGTTCCACCAAAGAAGTTACCTGTTTGACGTTCGGTATAGGTGTTTGGAACTACTTGACCTGTTTCTTTGTTACCAAAGGTTGTTTGCCCGGTATCGGCTACCAACTTCCCATCTACGGTTTTAACTTTTGATTCGTCAACTTCTTTAGTCTCATCAAGACCAACATCCACTGTATACACGGATTGAAGTTTTGCATCTTTGGGAATGTCAACAACTCTGCTTGTTGGGTAGCCTTCTTCGTCAACTCCACCATCAGGCTCTACAATAAATCTTTTAGCAACACCCGTCTCTTCATCAACAACATCTCTAACAGGTTGCCCGTTGTAAGTTTTGTAAGCCTCCCGTGCGGGTGCATACTGTGGAACTTTGCCAAACTGTTTAATGTCGGTAATACCAATGCCAGCCAGAATTCTGGCCATATCAGCTGCATTCTTTTCGGCTGAGCCATAGCCCTGACCACTCCATTTGGACGTATTGCTTGACGCAAGTATTTGCTTAATCAAATCATCTTGTGCTGACATGTTTAAACCTTAAGGCAAAGCTGAAACAAACGACATGGTAGCTACCACCGATTGCGTAGAGGGCTTAGTGGGTGTACCGGAAGCGGCAAGATGCTGAATGCTCACAGCAGTATTAGGCACAGACCAATAGATTTCTATGTACTGACCTGCCGTCATACTTAAAAAATAGTTCCAACCAACAATTGAATGCCCATCCGTGCCTCCGTGGCTACCCGGAATAGATACAAAGCCAGTTGAACCCGGTATGTCTACCCCGTTTTGACGCAACCAAATATAGACATCTTGGACGTTACTGTTTGTGTTTGCAAACTGTGTGCTGAACTGAAGATTGTAAATGCCCGCAGTGGCTACCGTGATTTTAGAAGTTGCAATGCTGATACCATTTGCAAAATCCGTGGTGTTAAGCGTCATCAGTGTGGCTGTATTGGCTACTGCTGTCTGATCCTGATCGCTAGAAAACGCGCCATACGGAACTGAGAAAGTTTTTAACTGGTCAATAATTGCATCTAAACGGTTAAAGTAAAGACGCAACACGTTGTTTAATTGATCTTGATACAGCCGAGAGTATTCCTCTGTAGCCAGCGGCAAGTTAGGTGCGGCTACCTGATTAAGCTCAAACTCTGATGTAACAATCAATGTCATGAGTTACCTCTGCGACCGTCTTGTTTGATGTCAATACGGGGGCTACCAAGTTGCCATGCGCAACCCAGCTGATTGTTCTCAATCTTTAAAATCATTTGTCGGCCACGCACCCTGACATAGACTTGGCCGGTAAACTCTTCAATAGGAACAGTTGCAGTACGCACAACGGTTGCGTCACTATTCCCGCCCACAGAGATGGGGTCGTTGTAGCCTGATCCAGAGTTTTGCATTGGGATCAAAGTCATAGTGACTTGTGGAGACGCAGCATCAGATCCTACAAACGTTATATCGGGCAACATGCGCCACACAAAACCAAAGTGATCGCCATCGTCAATGTCAAATTCAGTCGTTTCAATCACAGACGCGATTGGCAAGGATGTTTCGGTAGTGTTGTCATCGTTACCTTCTTCATGGTAAACAATGTTATTGACTACAGTCGCGGCCATTGGGTTGTTTCGCAAGCCTGAGTCAAGCCATGCGGTTCTAGCCATTGCACCGTAATACCATACGCCTGCGCCGTTGTTTTCAGTATAGTTATAAATCGCATAGCGATTAATTTCTGTGGCCCCTGCCGAACAATAGAAGAACCAGATTTCAGTAAAACCTTCATTGGTGCTTGCAAAGAACTGATCCTGTTGGTCAAGGTTAATGTCTTCAAAAATGTATTTAAGTAAGTCACAGCGCAGAGTCTGCAGGCGACCGTCGTATTTATAAAACTTGTCTACACCCATCCAGTAGATTACGCCCGAGCCAATTGCCACAGCATTGGAACTAACAATAGAAATGTTATCGCCCAGCAACTGAGAGCTCCAAACCACAGGCGGTCCTTGGTATTGGAGGGAGTACAAAGCGGAATCCGTAAACACCACAATCTCTTGACGGGTCTGGATGGCTGTCACAATTTTAGAGCCGTGAGAAAGCAGCAAACTACCGGCCTGATTGGTTGCCGCCGGTGTCCACATCGTAATATCTTCTTGATCCGACCAACGCAGTAACATTGGGTTTTGTGTAGCGGTTCCGTAATCGTTAACACCAAAGCAAAATACAAAACGGCTGATAGCGGAAACCATTAAGTAGTTCTGTATCAATGGAACGTCGGAAGCGCCAGCCAAACTGGATACTAGGACGCCACGGGTGTTAATTCCGGTGGTGTTATCCCAGTAATACAGAGCGCCGCCACGGTAGCCAAACACAAGGTTTTCACCAAAGTTAGACTGCGCCCATAACCGGATTGGGATGGTAGAAGAGCCGCCACCATTACCCCAAGTTCCAATACCCCAAGCGCCTGCGCCCCACCCCACAATCGGGGAAGCATAAGCCGCACCAATACTAATCTGATACGCCGCCACTACAGCTGCGCCGCCATAGCTTCCCGCCGCAATAACGGAAGGCGTTGTGATTGTGTAGGTATTGGCCGTTACAACAGTGATTTGGTATTCAGCATTAAAGATAGTGTCGTAAGTGCCCGTAGCGCCGCTAAAGGTAACAAAGTCGCCAGTAGTTCCACCGTGGGCCGTATCGGTAACAGTTACCGTCGTTGTGCCGTCCCCAGCAAATGGGTTGTTGTTGATAGTTGGAGCCGGAACTACGCGAAGGGGTGTGATGTCGTAATAAGCGCCACCATACTCAAGGTAAAACTTTAGATTTGTGCCAACCCCTACCAAGTTAGCGCCGCCTAACGTCACCCAGTTCCACAAAGAACGGCAAACTCCCAAGAAATAATTAGCTGACAGGCGAGTCCAACCGCCAATCTTCTCGGGAGTGCCCTGACGAAACCGTACATTATCAGATACGTAGTATCCGTTCTCGTTGGTGTAGCGGGTGTTTTCCCTGTTTACACCAGCTTTTAGGGCAAGTTTCTTTAATGGCATGGCTTATTTTCCCATCAATTTGGGTGCGCATCAAGCATAAAGCCGAGTGCCAGTTTTGTCGATGATTAACGCTTGTCTGCGTGGCGCAGTTTCTGGGGTGTTAGGGATACTAACGTGCGTCCAACGGTCAAACTCACGGATCACTTGGTCATAGGGTAAACCAGAAGCAATGATAGTCTTTACAACTTCATCAGGGGTTAGTTGAGGTACTCGGATGTCCACAGCACAACCAAGGCGATGCTGGCTAGTATCTTTACTGCCCACAGCATCATTGACCTGCTTGCTTCTAAAAGCCGAGTTAACCATAACAGGTCTTCCTCCCAATGCAGATTTGACTTCTTCAAGGAAGGCTGCAAGTCGTTTGAGGTTTTCCAGTTCGGCTTCATTTGGCGTGTTGTCCAATAGGCGGTGATCTGTGTGAGTCAGTTCTTCAAGTGTAAAGTGGTCGGTCAGATTCATTTCTTAATCCTATCTGCAATCTTTTCCATAGTGCGTCCACCAAAGTAGAACGACATCACGAGCATGCCCCATTGTCCCAACAATTCAACGTAAGCGCCACGGGTTTCGTACTCAAATATTGAGGCAATTGCAAAGCCGGAATAGGCAACCAACAAGAAGATTAGCGTCATGGGGCGAATGTTCTTAGACAGCCAAGAGTCAGACCCCATGTCGGCCTGCATACGTTGCGTCAGATTATTCTGTTCTACCTCATACAGTTTGGTTTCGTTGGCCATCTTAGCCAGCTCACCGTCCTGCGCCATCTTGGTTAGTTCCAGTTGCGCCTTGGCCTTGGCTTCTGGGTCAGGGATAAGCTTGTCGATGAGCTTACCGCCGATGTTAAGAATTGCGTCTAGTCCAATCATTTTGTGTCCTTTATCCAAGCTGAAATAAAGCCGTGCAGAAATGACAGCAAGGCCATAAACAAAGCCCCAATTGTCATGCCAATTAATATGTCAGTCATTTTTTATCCTCATTCTGCATGAGTTTGATACCACTCAGGAACCCAATCATGCCGCCGATAAGAGTAGAAAAAGCGGGTGAAATCATTTTGAAAATCTCTGCGTTGTCTACTTCCTTGGCCCACAAACCAAGGAGAAAGGCCGTGACCATGGCCAGCACCGAGATGCACAAGGTTGTGCTGACCATCAATGTGACCCACAGCGTCAGTTTTTCTTTTGTTTCCATTTGCGGCTTTGGTATTGGCTTCTTGGTCATACATAAATGTCCAGCTTACGGTTGGTAAAAATCTCCATGCGGATCCGCTCTTGAACTACCTTCTTGCAGTAAATCTCAAAGCCAATGTCTTGGAGTTCCGTTTGCTTTTGCTTGGCCACTTCAACTGTCTTGTTAACGTCTTGTTGTTTTTCTAGCTTTGCTTGGGCAAGGTCGTGCTTGTCAGGATACCCTGACGCTTGGATTGTTGGAAATAGTCTGATGGTTTCAATCATTTCTTTTCCCTTTCCACCGCCCTTGCGTAGTAATACAACACCTTGCTTCTTAACTCCGCGCTATCCGCAGCCCCCGCCCAGAGCGCAAGGTTGTTCCAAATTCCTACTAACTGCGCCGAACTGCAGTTGTCCCCGTTTGTCGTCAGCCACCTAGACAACTCCATGTGGCGCATCGTCGGGTCGTTAATCCAACTCAGCCCGTAAAAGTCCGTCACTATGCATGGCGGTTTTGAGGCCGCCCCCGCCAGTGACAGCAACAGTATTAAGACAATCCAGCGCATTCATTTTTAGAAAATAATTTCAATGCTGTATTGGATACCAGTTGCGGTTGCAACAATGTTAGAACCACCACTATCAGAAGCAATTTGAAAAGTGTACACACGGGCACTTAAACCATTTGCTGTTTTTGAAACGCCAAAAGTTCGTTGAGAGTTTAATTGTAGCCAAACACCTCTGGAAGCGCCGTATTCGGTGCTAGGTCCGGAACTAGAAGTTTGAGTAGCTCTAATCCAATAACTTGAACCGATGCCAGCAGTAATAGGTGTTGTCCAGTTACCCACTGCGAAGCTTCCTGATTGGCTACTAGCTCCAACAATTGACCCATCAGTACCAAACGAATATTCAGCATAAGCAGTACCACCCGAATTGGCCTCGCCAAAAATTTCAAGTAGTGATGCTAAAGAGAATGTGCGAGCGGCGCTCGGCCCTTTGTCATAAAAATCGCTGAAAGAGATTGTGCCAGATGAAAACGTGCCGGAGCCTCCAGCAGCTGTGTACCACGTTGTGCCACGATATGCATTTAAGTTATTGCCGCGACTGTCAAAGACAGAATTAATCTGCGACATTGAAAGGGAGTTGCCCGACGCTGGAAGGTATCCTGCCATTTTTTACTCCTGTACCCAAGGCAATGGTGTATTTTGTGGCATTTCAGAAGGCGGGTGCATTTGTCGGTCAATGTACGCTTGAGCCTGCGCTTCAGCAGCTGCGACACCACTCTCACCTAATGCACCTTGAACCCAACCAAGAACAATTGCTTCAGTTAAATCAGCATAAGGCACGAACGTTTCAGACTGCACTACGTTAAGCGTTTGCGTGTTACTGCAAGAAACCACGTACGGGCCGTCTAATCCAACCACAGTCCACCCAACTTCTACAACATAGTTAGGCTGTGGAGCTTGCAGTGTTCTCATACGGTCGATTGACCAAGTGAAAGTAGCACTCATGATTTGGACTCCAAAGTTTCAATTCGTTTTGTCAATTCATTTAAAGCAGCAAAAGACAACGCTGCCAATTTGATGTAGTCAACAGCCAATGAACCGTCGGAACGAGTACGAACCGCTAGTGGAAAAACTGCTAATACATCTTGGGCCACCACACCAAAGTCTTCTTTGCTCACAAAGTAACCGTCAGCGCCGCCTCGATTTGCAATGTATTCATCAGTCCAATCATAAAGTTTGCCACCAATTGCATTTACCTTTGCCAGCGCATCTGGGATGACTCTGATATTTTCTTTAAATTTAATGTCTGAAACAAAGTAAGCAGTGATGTCGCCGGTAGCCGTAATGGTTGTAGCCGCTACCGTACCGCCAGAAAGGTTGGTTGCAGTGGTTGCTGTTGCAGAATTACCTGTGCATGAAGCGGATGATCCTGTTGTGTTCTGATTTAAAGTTGGAAACGTACAGTTGGTTAAATTACCAGATGATGGTGTACCTAACGCTGGAGTTGTTAATGATGGGGAGGTAGAAAGAACCACCGAACCAGATCCGGTAGAACTTGTAACGCCTGTTCCGCCAGAGGCCACAGCCAAAGTTGCAGATAAACCAGCCGCAGTGCCCGTAGTGTTCTGGTTAAGTGTGGGAAACGTGCAGTTTGTCAATGTTCCAGAAGATGGAGTGCCTAACGCCCCGCCAACGGTTACGTATGATCCAGCAGCTTGTTTATTGTTGAAAGTATTCCAATCTGTTGAAGTCAGGTATCCGTTGACTGATGTGGAAGCCGCAGCCATGCTAATAGCTGGCGTTGTACCCCCACTGGAAACTACAGGCGCTGTACCAGATACGCTGGTGACTGTGCCGCTTCCGCCGCCAGCTGCAGTCACTGTTTGATTTGGCCATGTCCCTGTGATGGTAATGTTAGATCCCGCAACTAAGGAGGGGGTAGCCGTCGCTGTTCCGCCATTTGCAACGGGAAGAAGTCCACTCACTTGCGAGGCCAAGTTAACACCTGTAAGTGAACCGCCAAGTGTCAAACTACCTGTACTTGTAACAGTCCCAGTTAGGGTAAGCCCGTTTACAGTACCCGTGCCAGCTACCGAAGTGACTGTTCCGCCACCGGTTGCGTTAATTGTTTGATTAGGCCACGTTCCGGATACAGTAACGTTTGTGCCTGCTACTATCGCAGGGGTAGTTGTGCCAGTGCCGCCAGATGTAACAGGAAGCGCAGTGCCAAGAGCCAGTGTAGACAAGTAATCAATTTGATTGCCAACGTCAGTGCCGTTGTTGTACACCACTGTGCGCTTGCCAGCAGGGACTGCGACACCAGTTAGGCCAGACACTTTGACGGTTACAGTAAAGCTACTGCCGTTAATAATCAGGTAAGGCTTTTCAATGGCCGGAACGTTGATGGTTCCCGCAGCGGAAACTGCGCCAGCTGCAATGTTTAAACACAGTGCCCGGGCGTTCTGGGCTGTGTTGGTGTTGGTCAGCGTAAGCGTTGCTATGTTTGTTGTAAAGTTTGCCGAAGTAAGTGTTGCCATGCCAACAATAGCCTGCTCAACTGCTGTACCAAGGTTTGTATTGGTTGTTGAACCCCACGTACCGGACTGCTCGCCCGTGGTGATTAGCTCAAACTTAAGATTGGAAAAGGTACTTGACATGTTTCATTCCTTTGGAATAACTAACTGTTGTTGATGTCGTCCCACGACGGGTTTTGTGGCGTTTCTATCAGCACCCATCCAGAAGACTGCGTGGTTTGTACGTCCGCCCAACTAGCGCTTTGCGGTGTACCGACCATATTCCAATTGGGTGTTTGCGTGTCGTTAATTGACGCCCAATCTGCATCCATATTATTCACAATTTTGAACCATCCAACAACGACGATATTTTGCGCCATTGCAATGTTTTCGTCAATAAATGTTTGAAAGTCTGCGCGTATGACTCGGAGGTCTTGCAGAGTGACATTCTCGTCAATCGCAAAGTAAAAACCCTGAGACGCCGTATTGCTGTCAGCAGAGTCCAAATTCTCTGTAATAGAGAAGAAAATGTTTAAAACAACAACCGGCTCGTCAGCCAGCGTAGAGTTCTCAGAAATGGAAGAAACAAACTGCGCGGCAATATTTATCACATCGGCCATATCTACGGCTTCTGTGACGGCCTGAGCAAACTGCGCAGTAATGACTTCTATTGAGGCTACCGAGAACGGCTCTGTGATGGTTTGGCCAAAGTTTGACTGCTGGGTAGAGGAGTCGGCGACGTTGTCAATCGGCTCCAGAATACTGCTTAAAAACTCTGTGTACACCTCTTGGCTGTCGGCTAGGGCGGAGTTTTCGGTTACAGACGAGGCGAAATCTGCTTGGATTGCGGCGCTGTCAGCTAGTTGGGAGTCCTCGGCTATGGAGAACGAATAGGCGTACTGCTCGGTACTGAAGTCGGCCATGCCGGTATCTTCATAAACTAGCGCAAAGAAGTCCCCAGAGGTTGCGTCAATGTCATCAATTACGCTGTCTTCTGAGATGCTTTGCAGGAAAGCCGAAAGCTGTGAGCTAGCGTCGTCAGACGCAAACCCTTCCGTAATGTCAAACAGGAACGCGGTCCCTGCTAGGGACGCGAACGGTACTTGGGAAAAGCTTGCGAAGCCAAACATGGCAAGCCCCTATCGGAATCTTGGGCCGTTAAACCAAAGAAAAGGGTATGCCATGTCAGCCTTATTTCAGGTCAGCGGCTGCTGGAGGACCGGGGCGGATGCCGTTTTGCTGGGCCATTTGAAAATCTTGGCCAATCTTGCTTAACTTCATGAACAGGTCAAGACACTCACCCAGTTGACCAGCGGCCAGCTGCTTCATGATGACGTTGAACTCTGCAACAGTTACTTCTCCAATATTGATCTTATCGTTCATGCTTTCCTCTTATGGGGTTGGTGGGGTTGGGGGTGTAGGCGGTGCCCAAGGTAATGCAGGCTCCGTTACGGGGTCAATCTTAGCCGCAATTTGGGCCGCAATTGCGTCATTGACATGGGTTTCGTAGTCGCCAGTAACGACAGGTTGAATCCAGCCAAGAACAATTTCTTGTGTCAGTTGATCGTAAGGAATGAAATCAACCTGATCTGGGTTGGGGTCCAGAGGTGTAGCGCCGCTAAACATGCCAGTGTTGCCGTTTTCATCCGTGCCGGTTTTAGTCCAGTATGTCTGAATAACGTAGTCGGCTTCAGTGCCAACCATTGTAACTTTCATGCCTGTGACGGCCCATGTGTATGTGATTGCCATTTCTGACTCCTTTAATTTGCTCTCAGAGCGTTAATTTCTGCACGCAAAGCTGCAATTTGTGCCTGTTGTTCTTTCATGGCTTCAACCAAAAGGGCGGAGAACCCACGATCACGCAATGAAAGGTATCCGTCTTTACCTTCGCGCACCATAGTCGGAACAACGTCTTGTACAGCATCTGCGATAAAACCAATGTCTTCACGCAGTCCAACCATTTTATATTCTTCTGATTCTTCTTTCCAGTCAAATGTACAGCCTTGCAGTTGCATGACCTTATTCAAAGCGCCTGTCAGTGGTTGGATGTTTTCTTTGAGTCTGATGTCAGATGGCGAGCCGTAGGCAGTCACGTTACCTGCGGCGATCACGTTGCCTTGGTAAGTCAGCGCAACTTGGGCAGAACCACCGCGATTAGCAGAGAAAATACGAACGCCGAAGCTAAAACGCATTGAGCAGTAGCCATCATTCAAGTCAACGATGTCGCCGTCGTCGGCCAAAATAATACCGTTGCCCGTTACGTTGCCTTGGGATACAACAATACCGCCCGCAAACCTTGCGCAATCGCCTGCGGTGCTTGAAAAATCGGCATAGTAGCCTGTGTTATCACTGTCGTAGAAAATGGGCGCGCGCATTGACCCTCTTGCTTGCACATAGTTACCATTGTCTGAACCAAAGCAAGTTAAAATTGCGCCAACACCAGTACTGTTGGCAACCCTAAAGCCCGTACCTGAATAAGCAACTAATTCTTCCCAATCATCGCCTGCGTTCCACAAGTAGTGATTAGTGTCGCCTCTAGTGCGTAAATACAGTCTGGAATCGTTTAGCGCGGGTGCGTCTAAAATATTTAAAACGGATGTACCGTTAGGGTCTAAATAAAAAGCAGTGTTGTTGCTGTCGTAAATAATGCTTGAGTACAACGCGCCACCACCTTGGTTAGCATCAAACAATGGAACTAATCGACTTGCACCATATAAATCTATACCGCCATAGTAGTTGCCATCTGTGTAAACATCAACGTAACCAGAAGTACTACTGAAACCAAAACGGCTATTACCACCAGTAAATTGATATGCGGGATACCCTACAGCGCCAGCCCAATAATTACCAAAAGCATTTGCGCTAGTGCCGTTAAAGCCTATGGTATTAAGAATAGATGTGCTTGCCGGGTCTACGTAATACGCAGTGTTGTTGCTATCGTAATAAATTGGCGCACGCATATCACCGTTATTAACTTGGAGACCCGTGCTGTTCCAAGACGCAGCTGTGGTTCTTGCGGCAGGGTTAATTGAATCTGACGTGCCATACTGAAGAATACCCCCGCTGTACCCAGCAATAGCCAATTGATCGCTAGGAGTTGCGCCAGAATTGCCAAATACAACATATCCGCCCATGTTGTTATCTTGAAATGCAAGTCCTGCATAAGTTCCATTATCAGCAGTGTTTCTAAACAACAAATAGTTGTTGGTTGACGAGTCACTAATCATCGTCACGCCAGCTGGCACACCGCCAAGGCCTGTTGGGGTTGATTGCCTTACATGAAGTCTAGCAGCAGGATCAACATTAATGCCAACAGAACCCGGGAAAGTAGTGTTCCCGTTTGCATCCAGCAACGAAGCACGCCGTACTAGTGTTCCAGTCAGAGGATTGCCGGGGCCATACTGAGAAGCATAAATTGGTTCATACGTGCCCGCAGTTTGGCCATCATCGCCTGTAGCAATTTCCATGAAGCCTGTATTAGACGCGGTTGCTCCGCCGCCAACAAACCAATAGTCGTTATCGCCAACGGTACCCATAATACCGCGCTTGGTTAGGCCGCTGTTACTAAACAGCAAGTCGCCAGAAAGTGTGCCGCCTGTTAACGGTAAGTAGTTAGCTGCTGTTGTAGCCGTAGCCGCATTTCCGCTAATATTAATTGCCCAAGTACCAGTCGCTCCGGTTTGAATTGCAGCCGCTACAGCTGCGGGAGTCATCCGAACCAGTTGGTTTGTAGTTGGGTACATCCCAACAAGCACCGTAGGAGTAACACTTTGCAATCCAGAACTTAAAATAATTTCTCTAGCCGCTATATCCCCATCAGCAGTACGGTACGCAATAGTATTTGCAGTGGGTGCAGTGGTGGGGTTGTTAAACCCAGAGATTGATCCAGAAGTTCCAGTTACGTTAATGCCCCATGTACCTGAAGCATTTGTGCCTGTTGTGCTTGGTGCACCAATGGTGTTGTATGAAATTGTTCGCGCAGCAGAACCGTTAAAGGTTGTGCCCGATGCGTCACCAGCACCACCGCTATTGAACGTGGCTGCGTTAGCCACAGAGCCTGCACTGCCTGAAGCAGAGCCTGTAATACTAATACCCCAAGTCCCGCTTGCGCCTGAACCTGTTGTCGATGGGACATTTAAACTAGACTGCGCACCCGCCGCAGTGGTTGCACCCGTACCACCAGCCGTGACAGGCAAAGTGCCCGATGTCAGCGTTGAGGAGCTGTTAGCGTAAACTGCGCCGCCGCTTGTGTAGCTTGTGAGGCCCGTGCCGCCGTAGGCCGTGCCAATTGTTCCGCCGTTCCATGTGCCGCCAGTGATAACATCATTAGCTAGATATAAAGAATTTGTTCCCCATTGAATATTTTCTGGAGCAAAACCATGATAGTTCCATGTGCCGCCAGTAGTGCCGTTGGCAAGCAAAATTAATGCAACTGCCCCGCCAGAAGGAATAACTCCTATAGTGGTAGCCGCATAATTTGCTAAGGTTAACGTACCCGTTGCGTTGTTGTTAAACACAAAAGCCACACCCGTTGTTAGGGTGGTAGCGTCAGGCATTGTAAAGGTTTGTGAACCTGTACCAGTCAACGTTTGGGAGTAGGTTGAGGCCGCAGTTAAAGTTGTCGTTCCACCAGCAGCGGCAGTATCAGTGTTTGCTTGATTAAGTCGGTTGACATTCACGTTCTGGTTGGCATCCCTAAGCATTACGCTGTTAGCGCCAGAAGATGCGGTTACGCCTGTGCCACCATAAGCCACGCCAACGGTTGAGCCTTGCCACACACCAGAAGACACTGTACCCAGAGGACTGACGTTGCCGCTCTCGTTTAGATTGACGGACTTCCCCGCAGGGTATGTCAAGAATACGCTCTTGACTCCAGCCGTCAGTGTGATTGGCGAAAGGTTGCCACTGGAGTTAGACAGGATAGTTGTACGCGCAAGCGTAGGGCCAGTAGTTGAGTACGTGCCAACACCCACCTCCCATGTAGAACCGTCTACGATGGTGTAGTAACAAGTGTTTCCATTGCCAACGACAGCAAACGTCTGAAAGCCGGGGACAGCACCGGCCAGCGTTACTGAGCCAGTGCCTGTTGTTGTCGTTGTCTCTTGGACACGATCAAAGAGTGCCAGAGCCATTTAAACGACCCCTTATTAAGATGTTGCAGTGGTGCTGTATGTAACTGAAACAGTATCGCCAGCAGTTGTAACCTTGGCTGTAGCAAATGCGCCAGCGCTGTACAACGTACCGGAAGTATTGCTTTGAGTAGACGAAGCGCCAGAACCTGTCACCAAGAAGCAACCGCCCACTGTACCGCCCGCACCGGTGATGGTGTAGGTGATAGCCGCAGCAGCTTTAGTAGTTACGTTGGTAGGAGTTGTGCCAGTAGATGTGGCCGACGTAAACACTGCCGTGCCACGAACAGCGGAGCCGCCAACTGTGTAGTTGATGAACTCAGTCCAACCAGCGTGTGAAGCCATAGTGTCAGCAGCCGCAAATGTGGGGCTAGCACCTGAGATCAAACCAAGGTATGGGCCAACGGTTGTATAAGCTGCGCCAGACAACAAAGTGTCAAGCATCAACTGCTTACCAACGGCGTTCACAAGGTTAGGGAATTGATCTTCCCACTTCACATTGCCTTCAGCATCACGGCAGACTACGTGGTAAACGCCCTCAATACCGACAGTCTCAGTGCCAGCAACGTTAGATTGCATACTGATCTGCGCGTTGTCGCCAAAGCTAGAGAATTCTTTAGTCATGATTACCTCTTAATTAGAAGAGCGAATTAACGCTGATGTCGCCGTGTTAGCTGGCATTGTGATGGTGAAACTACTTGATGTTTTATCAGATCCAAAATCCAGCACAGCGATTGAACGGTTAGCCTTGCTTGCATTGTAAATTAATGCACACCTAGCTGTCACTGCTGCACTAAATGATGCGTTGTTAAAGTTCACATAAGCTGTGTAACCGTCAGAGCTAATCGTCACGCCCGTCAACACAACACCGCCCGCCGTATAACCACCGCCAGTCACTTCGCTAGTTGTTGAGTAAACAGTGGTTGCTTCGTTTAAATTAGCGTTGGCCGTATACAGAGCAATCTTCAATGTGTCAGTAGACAAATTGTGAATGGCTGTATACAGCTCCGTTTTGAAGCTGGTGGTTTGTGTTTGGACAATCGAGCTCATGAAACAGCAACCCTAACTTGTCCATCACGATACGCATCGGCGCGTTGTTTGCCATCTGACAAGTTTTTATACAGAGCAATAGCCTGAACATAACGCTCTTGAGCGACAGTTAACATGCCTTGGTCACCCTTCATGTAAACGAGGGCTTCACAGATAGTGCCATACAACAACACAGAGTCAAAGTTATCGCCCAGCCATGTGGTGCTTGCAGTAACAATAGATTCTGGGTAGTAGTAATAGTGCAGCTCAACGTTGTATGCTGCGTCTGGTGTTGGGCCAACAATAAACGACAACTCGTTAGTTACTACGCCCACAGACGTTACAGTCGGACCAAAAATAGCGTAATGTTTTGGCTTACCTGTGCTTGCTGGGTTTGGATATGCTTCACGCATGAAGTTCACATCTTTGTTCAGCAAATATAGAAAGTCACCGCCAGCTGTTGGGTATACCGCAAGTGAATATACCGATAGAAAATCATCCGGTGCTGACAAATACTTGTTGACCGAAGTGATGCTACCTGTCACGTTCTTTCTTAAATTGGCTGGCTGCGCAGTGTTATAGATGCGCTGCTCCGCCTGACGAATGAACGTATTCATATTGTCAGTTGGGAAAGAGTTCTCGCAGTAATCGCTTACCTGCGTGACAAGCTGGGAGTAGTTCATGCCATCGGGCCTCGTGCCATCAAGCCTTTAGTGGCTGCGCCAGTACCGCGTACTTTGATACCAGTTGTCTTAGTTGCTGGCTGTGCACGGCGACTAATGTTGCCAACAGACATATTGACTGTATTGGCATCGCTGTGGTCAGGGCCAGAACCGGGATTGTCGGTAGCTTTAACAACCTTACCAGTCATGGTGTGGGGGGTGGCATAGACTTTGGCATCGCCAACTTCTTTACCCATTAATTTCTTGCTGAATGTAGCCATGATTAACCTCGCTTTTGATTAGCAATTTTAGCCAAACCACGACCCATTGACTTCATGTCGGCGTTGGTTTTGCCTTTGCCTTTACCCATACCGCCGTGCATCATTTTAGCAACAGGACCGCTATCGCCGTAGTTTTTACCTTCGGTCTTGCCTTTTTTAGCAATGCCGTCTGCTGATTTTGTAAATGCCATTTTAAGCTCCTTAAGTTATGCTAACTGTACCCACAAACGTGGTTGCTATCAAGTAGTTTGGTGTCAAACCTGCATCATTAAAACTGGCCCCGCCTACAGGTGCCCAGCCCCACTGAATGTCCCGTGAACCACCAGACAAGTTACCGTTTGCATTCACACCCGAAGTCACATACGTTGTGTCCTTGCGTGGGTTACGCAAAGCCTGCGGATCATCTACAGGAAACGTACCTAACATCAACTGCGGCTGATCCGGATCCCAACATGCGGGGCATACCAATAACTCATACTTACGCTGCTTAATGATCTCAGTCTTAAGCTGCTTGAGTTTGAACTGCTGGCCACAGCGATCACATTCAGCAATCGCTATCTTGCCGGATGCGAATCTATTGCCCATTAGTAACTGCCACCAATGTATTGTTGTCTTGGAACAAACCTAACCGGAGCCTTCTCCCGGTCCTCGCCTGCCGCAATTTCAAACGTTTCATCGTAAATCTGTTTAAGCATTTGGATGCGGGGCATCAGCTCAGGTACTTTAATGGCGATATGGTATGCCAAGCCCGCTACCAAACAGGGCAGGAAGCGGAAGTTCATATCGGCTGTCTCAACACCCGCGCCAGCATCTTGAACGCGCCTAAGCCGGTAGTAGACAAATTGGTAAGGCACGCTATTGTCTGGGGTTGGCCAGACTGTGACCGCTGGTAGCTGTGGTACAAATACCGCAGTGCTGTTGGTATGAGAGGCTGCCGTTGTGTTATTTTGCCCACGGAATACGCCACCAAGCACATTACCCGTGACGTATGTGTAATAAATTACTTCTGAATCAAGGCGGATAAATCCTGATCCGGCCAGCCCAACTACTGTGTTAAGCGTTATTGTGGTGTCTGTCGACGTAATTGCGCCCACCAAGACCGAACTGGTTGGGTTAGTTTCGCCAGAAAGTCTTTGAATCCAGACTTGAATTGGGCGAGCTTGGCTAAGCTTGTTTGGAATAGTTGCATAAGTAGAAACGCTAATGCGTGAAATTGTTAAGTCCGCCTGCGTTGATGCAGTATTGGACCCAGTACGAATGACATGTTCTAACAAATCAATTGTGTCGGTTGGTAACGCGTACGTGGCAAGCCCCGGGGTCAGGTTGATAATTCCCTGCTCCATCGTCCACATGTTGATGCCTTTAGACTGCCACTCGATAGTCATCAGATTCATCGACCGGCGTGCTGTACGCAGGTCATAGCCAGAACGCATTTCACGACCAGCCCGCTCCCAAGCTTCCTCGGCAATCTCCGTGAAGTCCATATTGAATAGGGTTGAGCCGGTAGTGGTCATCTAAATCCTGCCGTTTTCTTTGCAATTGTTTTAGGTTGGGCTACAAACTGTTTGCCAGATGCTTTACCAGCACGTTTGGCTTTGGTTGTAGCCGCATACTCTTGGGGAGACAAAGACTTAATGGCTGCTTCAGGCAAATACCGCTCTCCCGTCTTGCTTGACGGTTTACCAGACTTAGTGCGCCACTTCTGGTCACCCCAATCCTTAAGCGATTTCTGAGGTGCTTTCATTTATAGCCACCACCTGCTGCTTTGTAGCGTTTAGCCATTAACTGGGCTTTACGAGCTGACCACTGACCTGCACCAGTGCCTTGCACTGCGGCGGCTTTAACACTGTTAAAAATCCGTTTGCGTAGCTCAGGCTTGGTGTAGTTGCCAGATTCATTTACCTTAGACTTTACTTTACCACCCTCTTTATACTGCGTAAAGTCAGTGTCGTCACGGCGGGCTTTCTTCTTCCCACCGGGCATTTTAGAGGGGGACATTGCTCCCATTCCACGGCTTGCCATCATGATTTAGCACATCTTTCCGCGTGTCTTACCACGCTGAGCAATACCGTCTGCACGGGTTACGCCACCACTAGCCATTTTTTTCTTACGGGGGACAGAGCCACCGTCAACATCTTGTGGCACTGGCATGCCTTCGCGAAACACTGTGTCTTTTGGGGGCGCAGTTTTCTTAGGAGGTGGTGTTTTAGCAGCGGGTTTTTTAGACGCTGGCGCACCTTCAGGGTCCATGGGTGGTTGACCCATTTCTGCAGTGTAAATACCGCCTTCAGCGTATTTTTTCATAATGCTTCCTTAGCAAATCCTACCACGAGTCTTGCCTTTAGAGGCAATACCGTCGGCACGACTAGATGCAGATGAAACCGATCCGCCGGAAGCATACTTCTTAACTGCGCCGCCTTTTTTCATTTCGTAGCCACGTTTTAACCATTTTTCCAAGCTATCACGAGCTTCATCGGCCCTAGCATCTTCACGTTTGGTAGGGTTAGTCTCACTCCGGTAGCTTGATTTTTTAGGAGTTACATCAGTTACGTCAGAATCTTTTTTATAGCTTAATTGTTTCTTAGGGACTCCTTTAGACGCAGTTTTTGCTGCGCCTTCGTAGTCACGAACAACAAAGTCTTTACCGGCCACTGTTCCGGGACGCTCAAGTCTTTTAGTACTGGATAGTGCTTGTTTAGCTGCTTTCGACGCGTCGTACATTTTTTTAAGTTTGTATGCGCCAGCCGCAGCACCGCCTAACCCTGTTGCGGTTAATGCAGCATTGATGTTGCGTTCTGTTTCTGAGGAATCAATCTTCTCTCCCCCTTCAGGAGCTTTAACAGATGAGCCGGGAATCTGAGACGCATCAGACTTGGTAGAGGAACTTGCGCCAGAATCACTAGGCTTGGATGCAGCCGGTTTAGATGCGGTAGGCTTAGATGCAGTAGGTTTAGGTGTTGAAGGCTTGTTTTTAGTTTCTGGAAACTTAGTCATAGCCGGTAATGATGGTAAATCAATAGCATCAGAAGGGCGAGAAGAACTTGCAGCAACGTTGTATTTTGTGCCAGCCGAACCAAATCCAGTTTTAGAACCTGTATCAGAATACATATCATCTGATAAGGCACGTTCTATTGGACGGGGCTTCATTGAAGGCCTAGCCACAGGCGCCGGTGCTGATTCTTCCTGTTTGGCAGGAGCTTCCGAGCGTCCACGACCTGCACCAAAACGTTTGTATGCTTCGGAGCTTGGATCGTCTATATTGCCCATGCGGAAACGTTCAAAAAACCCAACAGGCGCTTCTTTGTTGGACATCTCTAAACCACGTTGCTTGGCTTTTGACTCTTCAACGTCTCCGCCTTCTTCGTAGCGTTTAAATTTCATAGGTTTTCTAGCCATGATTGCTCCTTAGCACTTTCCGCCATTTTTCATTGTAATCATCTTGCCCTTGGTTTTACCTTTAGTGGCAACACCATCACGGGTAGGAGAGGTTTTAACTGCCTTCATTCCAGAAGGTTTGCCACTTGAATCAAATGACATGTACTTTGCTGAGCCGCCTTTAGCCAGCTTGGTCATGGACTCGCCTTTGTGCAAACGGCCTTCGTGTTTGTTCACGGCTTTTTGCATCATTGATTTGTCTTGCTTCATGTCTGCTTTAGCCATGCCGCCTTTATTCATTTTGCCTATGCCGTCAGCAGCAAAGTCAGGAACCATTTTGCCACCCTTGTTGACCATGGTCATGCCACCGTCTGCGTATCCGCCCATATTCATTTTCTTCATGTTGCCACCTTGTTTAAAAGTTTTGCCTTTATCGGCATTGTTGAACTCTTTACCCACGGATTGTGGGACGCCTGCTTTCTTAGCAAACGCTGGGTTATTAGCCACAGCCGCCATAAAATTGTGTTGTTTCTTGCTAGTGCTTGGCATTACAGCACCCGGCCCTTAGTTTTACCACGTTGGGCTATGCCATCGGCGCGTTTAGAAGCGGAACCAACTTTACCGCCTTTATTAAAACTTTTACTCCAACGAACGCCATATCCTTTGCCAACTTTGGCGGGTTCTAGCGTACCGCCGCCAATTGGAACGCTTACAGCATCACGAAGGCTTTTACCAAGTGATGAAGATCCCCCCTCAAAATTTGGGGAACCCTCGCTTCTGGGCGGTGGTGGTGGCGGTGCAGGATTCCCATTTGACATGATTAGTTATCCTTTTTGAATAAGCTGGTCAATTTTCGCTTCAAGTTTGTTAAAGCGTTGGTCAATGTGGTTTGTAATGCGGTCAATTTCTGCTTGAGTAACGTTATCACGGGCAACCTCCTCGCGTGTTTTGTTCAACAGGATCGTGATACGAGTCAGTTCCCTGAACTTTTCATTCATCATGTAAGCAAACAATCCGATCACTAAGGATAGGATTGATGACCAAACTGTATTTAGATCTAACAATTCCAAGCCCTCAATGCTTTATTGATCCGTGAATCCGGATCGTTGGCTGTCTTTGCACTCGTTAGCTTCTTTTTCATGCCGCCCATCCTCGCACAGAAAGAGTCGCGCCGGGAGCCGCCTTCGGGCTGGGGAGCCTTCAAGTTCATACCTTGCGCTTTCGCGGAGGCCCGACCCTTGGCGTTCAAGCCGCCCTTCTCGGACTTGCCTTCTTTCCTCTGCCATGCTGGTGACTTAGCCATAATAAATTTGTATTGAATCCATATTGGAAATTTCTGCATATACCGATGTATTTGCACGTATTCCTTCACCCGGAATAGTCGGCGTATTACTAAAATAATCGCCAGCAAAACTTT